GCTGAAGATGGTACCCTCCGTTTACGGTCTGCTGAAAATGTCCTCATAGAGCCTCAGAGTAATGACATCGGAGGTACAGGTCAGCAAGGTACTGTTTCCTTAGGTACTTCTGCTCACAAAGACATCACCGTAGACGCTTACACATTGGCGTTCAAGATACGGTCAGCCCTCTCCCTCATTAATGCTGTTTCATCCACACCCGTTAACCCTGACTTCCTCAAAATAGCCTACTCGTCAGTAACGGGAAGCGGGGACAGAACTCTGTCTCTGGATTTGCTCAACGCTGACAGGCAGTTGACAGTCTCTGATAGCGGTAGGGTAGCAGTTACTGACGCCGCTGGCAGCAACGCCAACATCACGCAACTGACTGGACTGACGACAGCTTTGTCCGTCTCCCAGGGTGGTACTGGTCAAACTACCACGACCTTAGCGACTAAGGCGCTTCTTGAAGGTGCCACCTCAGAGACGTATGCCGCTAACCAGAATCAGATTCTTGGTGTCAACGCGGCTGGTACTGGTATCGAATGGAAGACGGCAGGTAGCGGGATAGTCGAGACCATTTCTGTTAGTGCTCCTCTTACCATCAATAACACCGTTCCTGCTTTCCCTTCTCTCAGCTTACCCTCTGCTACCAGTAGTCAGAACGGCTACTTGACTTCTGCCGACTGGACTACGTTCAATAACAAGGCAGACGCCCTACCAGGAGGAGGCACAGCTGGTACCTTCCTCCGCGGCGATAACACCTGGTCAGTCATCAACACTGACAATGTCAGCGAGCTAGCTGGTGCTACTAATAAGTTCTTTACTGATGGTCGCGCCCAATCAGCAGTCGTGGTACAAGTACTCAGTAGCATTGACACTACCCATAGCCCCAGTAGTAGTGCAGTTATTACTCAGCTTGGTTTCAAAGAAAACACCATCGCACCAGGTACTACCTCCCAATACTGGAGAGGGGACAAGTCCTGGCGGACGCTGAATACTGACGTAGTACCGGAAGGGACCGCTCAGTACTTTACTGCACAAAGAGTTAGAGACGCTGCTATCGTCCAGACGGTCTCATCTGGGGACACTACTCACAGTCCGTCCGCCGATGCTATCAAGACCTACGTCGACAATTCTGTTTCTGCCGGCATGTCAGCTACTGATTGGACGACGGGAACGAGCATTGAAATTACTCATGGCTTTGGTACTAGAGACGTAATGGTAAGCATCTATGAGAAAGATGCCCCGTACGCTGAACTTTACGTTGACAAAGTAGAACGAACTGATACTACTAAAGTGACCCTTACAGCTAGCGTAGCTCCTCCAGCTACTGGCTGGCGGGTACTAGTGCGAAGGTAATTATAGGACGAGAGTCCCGCAACAAGGGCAGCAACCCTAAAAGGAAGTAATCATGAAGATTTTTGGCTCCATCAAAGAACTAGTAGCGGCGGTCTTTAGAAAAGACGCTTTCGAGATTACTCTCCGCCCTAACCAATCCATCACATACACAGCAGCTAGGGATGTTCAACTCCCGCCTCAGAATGCAGATGTAGTACTGGTTAGCGCCTCCGGCAATCAGACTCTTACTGATAAGATAATTGATGGGGACCTAAATACCCTTCAAGACATTTCAGTCGAGAGCTTGAAAACAGTCCTTGCTGACGCTGATAAGGCCCTAGTAAGAGACGGTAGTGGTATGGTAACTTCGGCTAAGATTGCCAACGTCAATGTTGATGCAGCTGCAGCTATCGCCTACAGCAAACTGTCGCTGGCCAATAGCATCGTCAATACTGACATCGCTTCAGCTGCTGGCATTGTAGATACGAAATTAGCCACCATCTCAGCGGCAGGCAAAGTAGCCAACTCAGCTACTACCGCTACATCAGCAAATACAGCTTCTGCTATTGTAGCTAGGGATGCTAGCGGTAACTTTTCTGCTGGTACAGTGACTGCTACCTCCTTCAGTGGGCCGCTGACAAGCTCTGCTATTAGTGGCGCTACCTCAGTCAGCTATGCCTCTACTACAGCAGCCGCTGGTAGCACTGTCACACCGATAGCAGACAGGCCGATTATCGTCCTTACTACGGCTCCTTCTACTACAATCAATGCTCTAGCCAACTCAGCTGCCGGTAAGCAAGTTGTTCTCATCAATAACGGTCTTGGCGACTTGACCATCAATAACAACTCGGGTAGTCCGGCTTCGTCGGGCATCTTTACCGGAACGGGTACCGCGTTCACCTTCAAGTCGAATGCTGCCATTACGCTCACTTATAGTAGCGACCTTTCTCGGTGGGTACTCACTGGCGGGGCTGGAGGAGGTAGCGGCGAGGCTGTTGTTACTTCTGTCAACGGAGCCGCTTCGGGATATGCTGTAGGTACTCCAGTTTATTTCAGCAGCGGGTCAGTGTCTCCTGCTGATGCTTCAGCAGCAAACACTGCAGAAGTGGTAGGACTCGTTCAAAGCGAACCAAGCAGTGGACTATATAAAGTTGTCACCTACGGACTGATAACCGGTGTACCGGCTAGTGCATTTGACACTGGTAGCTATCCAGCTTCATTTGGTGAGGTAGTCTTCCTGTCACCGACGACAGGCAAGTTGACTATCTCTGAACCAAATACTATTGGCGACGTCAGTATCCCACTTGGTGTTTACATCTCTACCGGTGCTATTTATGTAGCAGTGAAGAGAGGCGTAGTTATTGGTGGTACTAACGCACGTACTGAGCTGACATTAGCGTCCGCTTCGACTACGAATATCTTCAACGCTCAGACTCCTACCCTGTATCAAGCCGGTGAACTCACTGGCTGGGTCAAGTTGGGGAATAGCCAGAAGTTCTACTTCAGGGCTCCTTTCGCTCAGAACGGTGCAGAAACAAACTGGAATATTTCTCCTAGCTACGTCGGCGACACGCCGCCAGCTGGCTTCTCGCTGCAAATGTCGTCTGCCGGCGTCATCTCGATTACCTGTCCGTCGTTTGCTGGCGTTGGTCTGGTGAATTATGCGTTGAACGCCCCAGCAGTCGGAGCTACGTTCCCTCTGGAGATAAGTGCCCTTAGAATTACTCAGGACACTATAGCTGCTGCCCGCCTTCCAGTGGTAGTACCTGGCACTAGTGCTGGCGTAGTAGCTGCTGCTGGTTTACCTGGCAACACTACGGGCAGTGCGATTGCTGCAGGGTATGTAGGAGAGAGTGCTACCAATACCGGAAACAATTCATCGGTTTCTACCGTTACCAATCTAAGTTCTCATGCACTTTCTGCTGGGATTTATTTATTAATCGGACAATGTTGGACAACAGCAGCAACGGCAGGTTGGCGAGCAGTTGTTTCTATCAGCACAACTAACGCCACCATTGATACTAATTACCGATTGCAGGCCACAATGTCTACGGCCACTAATCCTCAAAGTGTGACTATCAGTCGTGTAATTCAAACAACCGGACAGCCCGTTTATCTTGTTGGGTCAGGGCCAGATGGTTCAATAAACTTTGGTAATTACAACTTTATATACATTAGAATTGCATAGGCTTACTAATGAAAACCTCCGACCCATCGGAGGGGACTAGTAGGCGTAAACGGGTCCTCGATAGTAGCTGGCGCGACTATCCAGGCCCCTTTCAAGAAATTAGATAACACACAAAGGGGAGTCTATACTCACAGCTAGAATTATGCTAGGTTAGTATAGGCTACCCGTCACAGGAGCGCAGCGACATGACTACAGTAAGCACCCTCGGTACCTACGGAGACTCTTCAGGAAGTCCCCTGATGTTCCGGAATAAGCTAATCAACGGGGATATGCGAATTGACCAGCGAAATGCTGGGTCAGCGCAAACATTCACCGCAGCTGCCGCTCTTGCCTATTCGGTAGACCGGTGGTACGGGTATTGCACCGGAGCAAACGTAACTGGCCAGCGAGTGGCGGGAAGTGCAAATACTCAATATCGATATCAATTTACCGGAGCAGGAAGTGTTACTGCAATTGGTTTTGGACAGAGAATTGAGGCTGCTAACGCCTACTCCCTAGCCGGTCAAATCGCAACGCTATCTGTTGACCTTTCGAACTCTTTACTAACCACGGTGACCTGGACAGCATACTACGCTAATACAGCCGATACATTTGGCACGCTTGCCTCACCTACTAGAACACAAATTGCTACTGGTACCTTCACGGTATCTAGTACGCTCACGCGCTACACAACAAACATCAGCGTACCTAGCGCAGCAACCACTGGTATTGAAATTGTCTTTACTGTTGGTGCTCAGACTTCCGGTACTTGGGTGATTGGCAACGTACAGTTAGAGGCAGGAAGTACAGCTACCCCTTTTGAGCAGCGTCCGATTGGTATGGAACTGGCACTGTGTCAGAGGTATTATTATCGCTTTGTTCCAACAAACGGAACTCATGTGTTTATAGATACAATAGTTGGTACCGGTACTAATCCAATGGCAAATGTGTTTTATCCGGTAACAATGAGAACATTCCCTGGTTCTTCATCGATTATTGGAAGCCCTGTATTAAATGGATGCACTGGCTTAGCCATATCAGTACCTAATCCATATAATGCTGTTTTAAACGTGACTAGCAACACAGGCACATCGGGACGTTTATACGTTCTTTTTAATTCAACATCAGGATTCGACGTATCCGCCGAACTATAATATACTTCTCACACTCTGAAAGGAGTTTTATAAAATGTCTACAAGTGCTTTAGCAATCCCATCCTGGGCTTTCTTCATCAGCCAAAGGAGCAACTAAGATGACATCGAGTGCTTTCACACCAGCCGTCTTGACCGTCCCCTCTACCGGAGGGGGCACGGGACAGGGTGAACTAAATATAGTAACGAACTCCATCGCTGCCGCTGATACCACGGGGTGGACGGGTGCTGGACGCAGTACGGGAGGCGGACCTCTTTCTCCTACTATCGGTACCTACTTCACAGTAACAGCCGGCAACAGTGGAGAAGGCTCCCTCTCTGGCGCGTACGCCAGCCTGACGTTGCCTTCCAGCCTTCAGAACAAGAAGCTGAAAGTAGAATTCTACTTCACTTCGTCTACGGACGTTTACTACGTTTCGGTGAGAAAAGCTGGTGTCAGGGTGCCTCTGTCTACAGATAGTGTTGGAGCTACTGCCTTACCAACCTCTACTACCGGCAAGTTTGTCGCTTACTTTGACACTGACAACAGTGGTAGCTGGACTGTCCATCTCACCCGTGTTACTGGAAGTGGAAGCTCCCTCCAATTTACTAACGTGGTCGTAGGCCCAGGAATCCAACCCCAAGGTGCTGTGGTAGGTGAGTGGACTAGTTACACTCCTACGTTCTCTGGGTTTGGTACTGTTACTACTCAAAATTTTCTCTGGAGGAGAGTAGGAGACTCGATTCAAATCGAAGGTACCTTTCAGGCAGGAACTGTTGCTGCTACAGCAGCGTCTATTACTCTACCACTGTCATTTACCTACTCTAAGTTTCCTAATGCAAATGGCTGGGGTACCTCAGTAGGGCACTACAACAACAATCAAACAACTTCCGGTATAGTTCTGGCTGCAGCGGCTGGTGGTAATTTACTCAACTTTGCTGGGGCTGGAACAACAACAGTAACTGCAACAGGAACGACTGTAGCTGGTGCCAGTAGCGGTGTGGTGACACTTTTTGCTCAAGTTCCAATTGACCAATGGGCAGGCTCCGGTACCGTCCAACTCGCTCAGAATGATGTAGAGTACGCGTACAATACTAGTGGACTTACTACAGCTGGTGGTTCTAATACTCTTGCGTTTGGCTACGGCCCGGCGGGAGCTGTGTTAGGGTCTATTGCATCTACTACTCAGGCGACCAGCTATACCACCATGCGTGTCAGATTTCAGACACCTATACAGGCCGGGGATTCCATTGTTGTTGAATTTGATGGTGGTCAAAATCAGTGGATGCCAGCACCAAACCGGTCCCCTTGGATAATTAATAACGCAGCTGTATACGGAGTACAGGCTGTTCCTGTATTTGGAAGTTTGACCGATGTTGATGTTCTTTTTGGTAACTCCGGACAGCAGAGTTTAGGAGCAACGACTTACGGCTCAAGCGGCTCAGCCTGGTCAAATATATCTACATGGAAGTGGAGGGTAAGGAAGTCCTCAGCGGGTGCTGCTGTCGGCGTTGGCCTGGTGGCCAAGGATTCGGCTGGTCTCTTACCTGCTTACAACACCAACCTAGACGATGCTACAGCTACTAGGCTGGGATTGAAACAGTATCTAGGAAGCGGTAGCTATGTAGGCGGAGCAGCACCAACTATTACACTAACAGCTGGTGGAGGTACACTATCTAGTTACCGTTCAGTATGTGTGCCGTATCAGTGTCAAGATGGTACATGGAGACTAAAGTTTAATATTTACGGTAACCTATCATCCTTACCCAGAACGACTGTTCAATACTCAATTACCGGAGTGGTGTTTATTTCGAGCACATCACAAGCAGTTGCTGGGTTTGTGTCGGGAACCACCGTACCACCACGAGCTGGGTGTGATAGCGGGGCAGCGACTGTTACGCTAGACTTCGCGTCAACAACGACTACCAGTGCCTCGGTTAGTGGTGATGTCGAACTGGCTTCCAAACCAACTTGGGCCTACAGCTAAGTGAGAACTGCCTGGACATTGTTACTCTTCCTGCTCATATCAGCGGTCCTCGTGACCGCCTGTGGGCGGGATTCTCTTTCCTCCTCGGACAGGGACCTCCTACAAGCGGAGTACAATACCAGACTGAACGAGCTACGTACTGCCTCCCTGGGACACACAGCCGGATGGCCATCAGATAATGAATGTGATGGGGCATTATGGGCGGGGATTGCCCGTGCTGCTGGAGCAGACTGGGTAAATATCTCAGCTGCTGTGCAACCCGATGGTCGTCCTACCCGTCTCCCGTACGCTGACTGCGGGCCCGGCGACATGGGGTACAACGGAGGCTCAGCTACCACCATCAGCAACGACATGATAACTGGAATCATGTTGGGGCTATATGCCTCTAATGACTTCCCTACGACTAAGCGTCTTTGGGACTACGGGTACACCCATAGCTGGATAATGGGCGAACCTAACTGGTACGCGGCTAGAGTCCTTTTACGCCCGAACGGGATTACCATGCTAGCCCGGCTTCTCTATTCTACCTCTTCGGGACGCTACGACTACGCTGCTAGATGGAGCGCGGTCATCTACGGTCCAGTCGTTGAGGATTTTGAAGGTCACTTGCTCCTTCTTGGTCGCTACCTTCAAGCGAAGCTAGGCGGACCCCAGTATGGAATGGAAACATCAGAGTATTTGATGGGTTACTATAAAGACAGCGATGCCTTAGCTCAGGCGGTTGCTGGGAAGTATTCAGCTGCAGCCCGCCTGTTGTTGGGTCCTTACAAGTCGCCGACTTACGTTCGGGGACACGAAAGCTACCCACTCGTACATTGGCTAATGGCAGCTAAAATAGTCCTCGACAGTCAGTGACCGGAAAGCCAATACTAACAAGTAAGTATTGACTCTCCTTCTAGAATCATTAGATATTGACATTAAGTACCAACCGCGGTATTGTAACGGTAGCCATTTAACGGAGCACCCTCACCATGGCTCAAGGACGAGACCTACAAGAACATCTAGACGAGAGATTTGATAAAATCGACTCTCGTTTAGAGCGCGTTGAATCAAAACTCGACGACCATCTTGCTCGCCTAAGTCGTGCTGAGGCCTCTGTGGAGTGGCTGAAAGGTCACTCGCGGGTAGTAACAACCATCATTCTGGCCGCGGCTGGGTTCATCGCCTCGATGTGGGCGAATGGGCTTGGTCCGAAGTAACTAGGAGATATTACAGATGAAACTAGGCAAAGGTAAACTGGGCAAGCTGGCGATGCCAAAGCGCGACGAAGTCGACATGGCGGAACTCGAACTCGAAGTCGAGCCCTCAGAAGGCGGCAAAGCTGGCGAGATGATGGCAGAAGAAGGCGCTGAAGAAGTGGACCTCGGCGACGAAGAAGCAGCACCCAAAAGTGACGCACTCGCTGACGTTGCTGACGAAGACCTACTCGCTGAAGTGAAAAAGCGCGGGCTGATGACAGCCTTGAGCGAAGAAGCTCCAGCTGAGAAAGCTCGTGACAAGGCAGCTGGTGCCGTGGAACAAGAAGACGAAATGTCCGAGTACGCGTAACAACAGTCGCGTAGAGGTGCCCAGTGGCAAGACGTCTTTACACAGTAGCTGAAATAGCTCTGGCAGTGAGAGCCCGCATCGACGAGATGAATAGGGACTCCATCGATACGTCTCGTGACATTTTGCCTGCCTTGAATCGCGCTCTCGAGTACGCGACGGACATTTACGCCCGCTACTACCCGGACCCCTACATCGGCCACGTAGAGATACCCCTAACCTCTGGCGAGACGGAATACGAACTACCAGAAGACGTTTACGAAGACCGCTTGGTCAAAGTCGACGTCCGCTACGGTAGTACTTCCGCTTACCAAGACGTACAAAGAATCTCCTATCAAGACATTGCTCTTTATGAGAGCGATAACATCACCTCGACTCCTTTCTATTATGCCCTCACCGGACGGACAATCAAACTGGTCCCAGCCGGTACCGACCAGTATACTCTCCGCCTCTGGTATGTAAAGAGTCCCGAGCAGCTAGTTCTCCCTCAAGGTAGAATCACCCTCATAAATACCTCTGGTAGTAATAACTATCTCCTTGTAGAGGGAATCGGCGACGAACTAACGACAGAGACTGACCAGCTAGCTAGCTACGTCAATGTCATCAACAGCCGTACGGGAGAAGTCCGCGGTACCCTGCAGGTAGCCTCCATCGACGGGAACAAGATTCGTTTTCGTACTATTCCTTCCCGCGGAGTGGACGAACCTGTCCTCGGACGTACTGTGTCTGGGAGTCTAGCTGACGTCAATGCCCAACGGGACGATTACATCTGTCTCATTACTGGAACTTGTGTCCCGTATCTAGCTTCCCCTACAAGCAACTTCATCATACAGTTTGCTATCGCTGAACTATCTCGCCAACTAGGTACCAACTCCACCGAGGAAGAGCAAGTCCTCGCGAAGTTTGAAGACCAGGTGAAGCGTACGTGGGCAGGCCGCGAGCCTACAGCCCGAGTTGCTAAGCGTAGTAGTGCCTTCGGTGTCCCCTTCCGTAGGTGGATACTGACACAGAAAGGCAACTAGTATGGCCTCGGTCAAAGACCTCAAAGACAGAATGCCGTGCAATAAGCCCCGTCGAGACGTAAAAGGCGGCAAGAAAAGCGTCGTCAAAGCGTGCGAGGGGGGCGAAGAAAAGCTCATCCGGTTCGGTGACGCTAATATGGAAATCAAGAAAGACATACCCGAAAGACGCAAATCGTTCCGTGCCCGTCACAACTGTGACGAGAAGAAGGACAAGATGTCAGCCGGGTACTGGTCCTGCAAAGCTTGGTAAGGAGAAAGTACTATGCCTCTCAAGAAGGGCTCATCTGACAAAGTAGTCAGCTCTAACATCCGGAAATTAATGGAAGAAGGCATGCCCCAACGTCAGGCAGTGGCCGCTTCCCTGAACGCTGCTGGTAAGAGCAAGAAGAAAAAATAGTGAGAGTGAAAGATGCCTTTACAGTTTACCACCATCGAAGAGCCCTCGTTCAGTCGGGGCATTGACGCCCGTTCTGCTGAGAATCAAATCAGAGACGGCTTCGTTCGTGACTTGGTAAATGCTGACATAGTCGAAGGACGTGTCAAGAAGAGAAAGGGCTATGCTCCTTTCGCCGGCAACATTCCTCTCCGAGTTACCCGCTACTATCAGAACGCTACCAATAAGGCTATCGTTTCTCTTGATAGCAGCATCGACCTCAGTAGGGTAGAGTCCCGTCCCATTCTCATCTACGGGAAGACGAGCACTGCAGCTGTCAGTGGCAATGACCCGTTTAGCAATGATACCAATCACTCGTGCTGGTTTACTAAATGGGAAACCAATCTCCGTAAAATATTCCTCAAAGGTGGGCTGCCTGAAAAGTCCATCACCGCCACACCGGCTGAACATTCCATCCCCTATCAGAGTATGTACGTGGGAGTCTCGGAGAATAATCCGAACTCCGCTACCGACGTTCTTACTGGAGAATTGCTGACTACCTCGGTAACGATTCAACCCGACCGCACCATTCGAGTCGATTATGTGAACAGTCGTGACACTGACGTTCCAGTTTTCCTGTACTATTTAGACCGCACTCCAATCTCGGGAGAGACCTTTACCAGTAGTGAGCTAACGGGCAGCAGTAGTTACGCGATATCAGCCGCTGCTCACGGACTATCTACCTCCAATATCATGTACCAGCTGTACCAGGTCGACGGTAGCAGCAACTGGATACAGTGCAAGCCTGACGCTTTTTACGCCAAAGAGGACGGTAGTGTCAAGGTAGTTGTCAGTAGTAGTGCTAACAAGTACAAGCTCGTTCTCTCCTCTGTCCCGGATAGTCAAACCGACGAGGGAGGCGACGGCTTTACTTTGACCAATCAAGCCAACAGCTACCTCTTCTATACCTGCTACGAGGAACTTACCTCGGGACCCGAGTTCGCCGCCGGCTACACTCGCTCAGCTGTCGAACCAGATACCGTTCAGTACGATGACACCGACAAGACGACTACCTTCTCCTTTGACCCAGCGAGTGCGGTAAGTAACATCAGGTTCGTCTATGAATATGGTATCATCCGTACCAACGAAATCTATCTCAGCTCAGCCGCCCCTTCGTCCGGCATAGGCGCGAGTACTCGGTCACCGAGCCCTGCTTTCAGTCTGATGGCCTCTGCTGACACCGCTCCTCAGATGACGCTGTACGGTATCGGTCACGATATCGCTTACGGAGACCAAAAGAGACAATACCGCCGCGGGTGGGTGAATCACATTGACTCCTACCGCAGCCCGTCAACAGCTCACATTGTAGCTGGACTGGGTGGCAACCTGTACGCGGAGCGCGAGCAGGAACTGGCTCCGACCAACTTTGTGATGCCGACCTACTACCCGGAATTGTTTGCTCGCGTTAGTGCGAAGACGATACTAGGTCCCGCTTTCTCCGGCAGTAACAACGACCGTACTAGAGGAGTCTACTCCTTTACAGGAGGAGGGGACGGTTTAGCAGAAGTGACTGGCGTTGCTTACAATGCGGCTAGCAACAAGGTCGTTTACACACTGAATGTTCCTGGGTTTGCCATTACATCAGCTACGACCCCAATTGACGCTAACGACTTTCTTACCGTCGACGGGATGTCATATAAGAGACATAACGGTACCTTCCAGATATCTGCCCCACCTACTGTGGTGGACGCCAATACGATTACCATCTCTGTCAGCAACCCTGACGTTGACAGTACCGACTACGATGATGCCAACACTTCTGGCTATGCTGGCGTTTTCACTGATAGATTTACTGCCTCTGCAAATTCTCCCTTACTAGTCGGAGACAGGCTACTGTCGTCATCGTGGGATGAGTCTACTACTCTCACCATTAGCAGCGTCAACGCAGCGGCCCCAACAGTCGTTTACCTATCGGGTTGCATCAAGAGACTGGAACTTGGTACCAACCTCGCCGTTACTGGTCAGCGGACGTCAGCTACCATACCGCTCAGAACTGTCAGTCGCGGGGCGAATAACGAGTCTGTCAACTACCTGATACCGGGAGATACGGTCTCTGTTAGTGGCGTAGCCGACCCGCTGCAAATCCTCTCAGTAGATGCTACCAACAAGACGATTACCCTCGACAGGTCAATCACTTGGTCAGATACCATCTCGCTTCCTACTACTATCTCTGTAGCTGCTAGGTGGCTGCCGGTAGAAGCTCCCACCTCGTCCACCGACGGGGCTCTCATACCGACTACTTCAGTCCGCTACTTTACTTCCTCCGACTATGACAATCAAGCCTTTCTCCGGAGTGCGATGGTCCAGAATAACCTCTACCTGACAAATGGGAGTGATGAGGTTTATAAGTACGACGGCGAGAACAACTACCGTGCTGGTATCATCCCCTGGCAGCCGGGCCTCTTTCTCACGACGGAGACGGGAGCAGTGGGTGGAATACCACTAACAGGAGCGTCATTTAATGCCCTTATACAGCCTAACGGCGTGGAACTAGCCAAGGCAGACGCGCTCCAATTGCCAGTCGGAAGTATCTGCTACTATACGGACACTGCTAACACAACTCCAATATTGGTAACTGTAGCTACTAACACTGACGCTGGTTCTTCTAAGCATCTTATAACTTTTAATGATTCGTTTAACCCATTACCTAGCGGTACTGGGGGAAAGCTTACTCTCACTTATACAGCTAGATACTGTTTCCGTCTCAATATCAAGGACGTCAATGGTGTCACTACTGCCAGTGCTGTGACTGGGGCTGAAGACTTTGTCGCTATAATTGCCCCCACAACGAACACCGCTTACAAGATTCATCTAAGGCTAGTCGGACTACCGGCCTGGGACCAGTATGATTTTAGAAACAAAAATATTGAAGTTGAAATCTACCGCACATTGTGGACGACCGGTAGTGTGGGAGAAGTGCCAAAGTTTTTCCGTCTCCCACAGACTAAGACGTGTTCTTTTACAGGAGCTGACGGCTATATCGACCTAGAAGATTCTTACGGCAATAATACCCTGACCGACTTGGATTTAGTTGTTAGCGTCCTGTCACCGAGCATAGTACCAGCTGGATGGGATGAGCCGCCGAGAGCTAAATATACTACAACAGCCGGCAACAGGCTGGTACTAGCCAATCTCACCGACTGGCCAACGATGTCAATCAGTTACCTTCCTACAAGTTCGGTATCAAATACCAACTTTAACGGTCAGGTATTCCACTTCTATAAAGACGCTGAGAATATTCCGACCACTGCTCCGGACATGGTCAACCACGTCGCTTATCAGCTACGGAGTAGTGGAGCTACGGCGGTTAGCTCAGTTACAACATCCTTGGACCAGTTTACCTTTACCACGATTCCGCCACGAGAAATAGTGGGAGGTGATTGGGTTTATATTTCCTTCGCCGCGACTAACGGACACCCGCCATCAATCAGCGGCTGGTGGCAGATAGCATCTGCTACTCCGTATACCGTGGGCAATCCGGTAATTTGTACCGTAAACTGTGTAGGAACACTGACTAACCCTACACCGACCCATCCAGTTACAGCCCTATTTGCCACCACAGCCAAAGTTATTCCCGTTAATGTCAATACCGACTACAATATGGGAATGTTCAATGGTAATGGTCCAGTGTCTGTGCTGAATGTTATCCGCCGCCTCGGGATGGCTATCAACGCCACAATGAGAATGGTCAATGTTAGTCTGGACGATTACAAATCATTCAAGCCCTGGTTAGTTGCTAGGTCCGAAAGCGACACCGTCGGGCAATTGGTTGTCAAACAGCCACGGGCAGAAACAACCGTGCCCGCTATGAAGGTATCGTCCGTCCCAGTACCAACATATCTCAACGGAAGTCAACTTACCGATAACATTCCAGCAGCCGCGGCTATTACCCGCTACCCTAGCCGACTTGCGGTCAGCTATGACAACTATCCGGAAATATTCGACTCCCTGTGGGTGGTGGATACTGATTCGTCTGACAGTGTCATTGACGTGAACTCTGCCGACGGGCAGGAGATAACCGGTGTGATACCGTTCTTCGGCGAGAGTGCATTTGGTGCCGCTCAGAAGGCTGGCGTCCTTGTCGTTTTCAAACAGAACAGTATCTATCTAGTCAATGTTGCTGCCAAAATAGCAGGACAGGAAGCTGTCCAACGTCTAGAGACTCAAGGCCTCGGATGTACTGCCCCCTACAGTATAGCTCCTACCAAGAACGGCATCATGTTTGCCAACGAGAGTGGTATCTATGCCCTCCGCACAGACCAAAGAATTGAATACCTAGGCCGGTTTATGGAAAGGAATTGGCAAGAGAAGGTCGACCTCGGGGCACTGGCTATCGCCCAGGGCCACCACTACGGGGTAGGTAGACAATATAAGTTGTCGGTACCGATGGTCGCTGAGTCGTCGAGTACCTACGCCGAGAACAGTCAAGCTTACGTTTACAACCATACCGCGGAAGCTGACGGGGAACTTGGTGGCTGGACGAGGTACACCAACCATCCAGTAACGGGGTGGGCGAATCTTTTCCAGGATGCCTTCCTGGCGACGGCAAATGGGTCTGTAATGAAAGTTCGCAACCTGGGAGGGGTAACGGACTACCGCGATGGAAACGTCGCTATAGAGTCGATTCTAGCCGCCAGAGCGAATGCGTTCGGAAATACGGGAATTCGGAAGGCAGTAGCTAACCTCGTCGTCCACTACCGGTCGGGGGCCAACTCCAAGTACACGAAAGTCTACACCTCTCCGGACCTCTTTGACGTCTACCAGGAGTCTACTCTCTTCAGGGTAGTCACCAAGTCAGTGCAAGACGGTCTCAGCTCTACCTCCGGCCAGGCCATTGTCAGCATCATGCATACCTTCCCTAGGAGGAGATGCATCTATATGAGTGTAACTATTACGAATAATGGTATTGATGACAACGTAGAGATTGCTGGTATGAGCTATATTGTCGCTGGCTTGAGTAGCAGCGGCATCAAGCAAGCTGCTGAGACGACGGATTAAAGCAGCACACTGTTGACAAAAACGGAATCCTCGATACAATAAGCACATGCTTCTCGTTATTCACTTTGCGGTCGGCGGGTCTACATATAGTACCTGTACATGTAGCTACTAGTACAAGACGCAGCATGTACAAGCTGCAGCTAGTACAGGTCCGAACATGTACAAGTAGCAGCTAGTACTAGAAGGGGCCGAAAGGCACTGAGGCCCCGGGTACCGTGCCAGCTAGTACACTACACTCACTGAAAGTACCGCTTTCTGTTACCTACCGCGAGTCAACTACCATTCCCCCTACTACCTCCTTGACTTCACTGGGATACTATGCTAGAGTCCCTCTCAGTGGGAGAGACTACCTTGGCCAAAGTATTCGACATCATTGAGCAACAGAACAAAAAGACCAAGCCCGTCCAGCAACTGGCTGGGGACAGGGGTCTTCCTGCTGCTCCCACTACTGCTTCTAGTACAGGAGCCCTCGGCGGCACCCCCCAGCAACAGGCTATGGCCGGTACTCCTGCTCAAAAGAAATCTGTATTCGAAGCTGTCACCAAAGTAGCTGCCCCTACTGGAGAAAGTGCGCTCGAACAGGCCCGCCTCCTCCGTGCTCCCGCTAAAGAAACCGAATCTGATATAGCCTCCAAGCAAAAAGTCCAGCAGATGATAGCCGGTATGGGGACGTTCGGTGCCAAGGCGGTCGAGCTTGTCGACCGTGCTATGGGAGCTGTAGCTGCTCCTGCTGAAGGGGCGACTACGCCTCCGACTGATGTGACCATTGACACTGTCCTTACCAGTATACCAGAAGCTAGCAGAACGGCAGTCGATGCCATCTTGAAACGACTACCAAATGAAACCGGCAGTACTCGCCTCGAGTCGTTGGCAGAACTGAATCGCATCCTCGGCAAAACGCCAGGCGAACCTCTCGATGCTGCTGCTGTAGAAAAACTTTACAACCAAGACGTAGCGAAGACAGTATCTGCCGCTGCTGAGGGTAAGTTTGAAGCCGCCGCTACCGGAGAAGATAGGAAGCTGACTGTCGCTGACTTCAATGCTCTCGGTAGTTCAGCTGACGAAGTCGCTAGTATCCTCGGTCTCACACCAGACGAGGTGAGTAACCTCACTGTTTCCCAATTACAGTCCGCTTTAGCGAGTGCTGAGCTTGGTCTCGGTGCCGTCGAAGAAACGACAGCCGGTATGGCGTCGTCACTACTGTCTTCGACCGAAAGGGCGGCACTCAAAGACTACCTCGTTCAGCTGGAAGAAAGAGGTCTCGCTGGCTCAGCTACTCAATATGACTCCCTCCTACGCGATATCGACGCTGGTACTACTGTCTCTGTCGGAGGCAAGAATTACTCCATCGAAGAACTACTCGCTGACGGGGCATTCTCAGCTATAGCTGCCCAGTATCTAGCCGACCCCACCAGCGACTGGGCGAAGAAGTTAGCAGAGAGTGAACCGGAATTCGTGAAGTATCTGAGCGCTAACTCAGACAACTTGAAGTCGCTCATCACATCAGCTGGCCAGTCGGCCAAAGAGCTGGGCGAACTACAGAAAGCTACTGCCGCCAAGTTTGAAGGGCTCGACCCCGCTACCGTCAAAGCTCTCACTGGCATCGACTTGGGCGAATTTGCTACCAAGGCAATTGATACTGCTGGGTTCTCGCCCGCTGTACAAGCTGTTATCAACGCACCGGCTGCTGCCAAGAAGACTGTCGGTAGCAATCTGGCCATTCTCAATAGCACTCTAGGCCCTGAGTACCTGAACAAATTGTCAGCCGCCGATGTGGCGAATCTAGGTCTCGACCGTCAAGACAGTCCAGGTGTCGCGTGGGCTGAGGCAATCAAGCGCATCCGAGCTACAAGGGCTGAACAGAATCCCGAGATGATGCTAGATGCTATCACCGACGGGACGATGGACATTGAAGATGTCAACGCGCAGCTGAGTGAAGACAACATTCGCCGCTCACTCGGCCTCCCAGTTAGTAGTTTGGGCCAGTTAGATACGGATAAGGACGGTAAGTTGGGTCCTTCCGAACTGTCCGCTGGAGTAACTGCTCGTTATGGTGAGCCCACTTTTGACGACTACCGGAGTGGGAAGTATAAAGGTCCAGAGAAACTATCAACGATACCTCCTCAACTAACTACCGACCAACAGGTACTTTATGATGCAGGTAGGGATGGTACTATAACGGCGGAAGAAGTCGCCAACATTTCCACTGACGCGCTCAAAGAGCTAGCTGCTTCCGGCGTTACACAGAAGGGACTTACCTTCTCATACACCCCGACGGCTAAGACTTTAATTGGTATCATGGAAGACCGCATCAAAACGGAGACTGCTCCTTACCTCAAAGACTTCGATGCTGTAATGGGGGCTAGTGAGCCGGGTAGTAATTTGTTCAACTTGTGGGGGATTGTAGGCAAGGTAGACGAACTTATCGCTAAGCTAGGTAGTACGCCGAATATCTCCAAAGCAGCTAGGGCGCGTATCGATGAACGTATTGCTGACCTGAAGCGGAAGAAGGATGCGACTATGAAACAAATTTCGTCCGCAACTACTCCTACTGTTATTACTGCATATAATCCAGAAGGATATTACGTTTAATGGCTACACTTCTTGATACACTGAAAAAGAATCTAGGCAGCGTAGGTGCTCCTACTGCTCCCATTGCTGACGAGACTGGTACGGTCCAACGTCTCCTTTCAGCGAAGAAGGGTATCGTAGGCGGGACTCCTACCGCGCCCAAAGGCTTCTCAGTAGCTGAGGCAGCTGCTAGAGGTCAGGCCCAACAGCAGCTAGGAGAAGTTAGTCAAGCCGCTCAGTTACAGTCTACCGCCCTCCAACAAGCAGCTACCGCTGAGGAGACCCAACAGAAGGCACAAGAGGCTGAACTTGCTGGACAACAGGAACAGAACCGTCTCCGTACTAGTATCGAGACTGAACGCACGCTGCAGGAACTCGAGCAGGGTAAAGAGAAACTGAACGAAATGCAGAGGAAGGCTTTGAACGAAAAGGTAACTGCCCTTCTCCGCCTACAAAATACCGACTACATCAATAACTTGCAAATGAACGCGGCTAAGGCTAGAATCTCTGAAGGTAATAACTTCGAGGCAGCTTTGGCCAAAGACATCTTCAACAATAACCGTACCTTACTAGAGTCCCGGCTAGGCAAGCAAGCAGCTAGGAACATCTCTGATAGGCAGTTCGATAAAGAACTCGCTCAAATGGGTATGGATGAAGCTATCCGGATTGCCAAGTCGGAAGCTGACAACATGATGAAACAGGCTGGCATTCAGACTGGTGTCGAATTGGCGAAGAGCGGTGTCAATATCTACGGCCAGCAGAAGGCCGGTGCTTTCAACGACCAATATAAAGCGTACGCAGAGTCAACGAGAGAGCAAGGCGGTACTCCTGTCAGCTTTACTACCTGGCAACAGAGACAGGGACTCTCGAAAGCGAAAGGCAACCTACCAGCTGAAGGCTACGGTAGTGGATATGGGATAGCATAACATGGCAGAATCCGCGACACAACGAGGACTCGCAGCTATCGCTGGCAGTATGCCGGTGAGGAACAAGCTAGTTTCTGACCAACAGAAAGCAGCTAGGGCCCTACAACTCAGCCAAGCTGTAGCAGGTATGGCTCCTGGTGCGGCTCCCACAAAGGCAGCTGCTGCTGAAATGGGCGCGGCTGTTGCTACGACAGCAGGCCAGCAGGCTGTGGAAGCTGCCGGAAAGACGGTAGAAACCTCTGGCCAGTTGGCCAAGCTAGGGCTCGCTGAACAGTCTCAGATGGGAACCGAAAAGCTAGCCGCGGGCAGAGAGGGGGCTAGAAAAGAAGCCTTAGACCAAACTCAGAGACTGGCAAACCTAGACCAGAGAGTAAAGCAGGAACTCTTCGATAAAGAAATGCAATTCAAAGTGAACGAAGCCAATGAGGCCGAATTCAGCGAACGTCAATTAATGGACTATGCGGTACGGAATGCGCAGAAAGCCGAAGACTTCACCAACTGGAAACAGAAATCCCAGATGTTGCATAGTCGGAATCTGAAGATTCTCGAAGCGGTAGAGGCCCGCCTCACACAGGCTATCGAGCAAGGATACCTCGACAAAGAAAACAAACTGGACCAACAGCAAAGACGTGAACTGGCAGAGATAAAGCAGGCATTCTCCCGTCGAGTAGCTGAGGCTAAGGCCCGTGCATCGAACACCGCCTCCATGTGGGGAGCTGCTGGTAGCTTGTTGCAAGTCGGTGGCGCTGCTGCTATGCTAGTACCCGGCCTCCAGCCGGTGGGAATAGCCGCGACTCTAGCCGGTACAGCCGCAGCTGGTTATGGACAACGAGAAGCAGCACGACAAACAGGGGAGATATAACCATTATGGCAGATACCAGAAAAGAACAGCTCCTTCGTCAGCAACTTCGGGCCGACAAGGCTACTTTAGCTGAAACTCTACAGGGGAAAAATGAAGACGAGGCCGAACTTCAGAAGAAGAGGGACTTTGCTGCCAAGTTTGGGCTCTCTCCGGATGAGACCCGCCGCTATCTAACCGGAAGTCAGGCGACACCGTTTGAGACAATCAAGGAAGCAGCTGGGGTGGTAAAGCAACCTGAAGGAACCGAGAAGACGCTGGCCGCGAAAGTGACCGAGACGCCTTCTACAGTTCCGGTTGGGGGGGAAGGTACTAAGCCTTCCAAGCCAGAAGCTATCACTACCTCTGTTGCTAGTCAACCTGAAACTAAGAAAGCCAAGACTCTAGCTGGTACCATCGCTGACGCTAGGGCTGGCAAAGGTGCAGGCAAGGCTAGTGACGATAAAGTACAAAAGGATACCATCTCTACCTTAGACGATGTAGTAAAAGAAGTCGAAAAGGACTCGCGGTTTCAGAATGACCCAGTCCGTACTGACCTCATCTCACTACGCGCTGACGCTTACAAGGCGTACAAAGAGAAAGCTAACCGCAACGAGTGGTTGGATTTAGCTGAGAAGGCACTGAACGCTATCGGTCAGTTCGCTGCTGCACGCTCCGCTACTGGCGGGTTTGTTGCCGGCTTTCCACAAAGTAAAACTGACTACGCTGGTCGTACGGAACAAGCCTTCCGCGAATATCAGACTGAGCTTGGTACCATCGGCGAGCAAGCGAGGGCAGAAGAGCGCGCTGGAGAGAAGCTGGAAGCTGCTAAAGAGCGCGAGATAGCACGTCGCCAGAGAACAATCTCTGAACGTCTAGCTGATGAACGTGCTGCTAGGGCAGAAGCTGCCGATAAAGAGCGGGCCCTCATTGCTGCCGGTGGCAAGGAATCTTTAGCTGCTGCTCGAAAAGAAACTCAAGATGTTAAGGATACCTTCGCCCGTATCGGTACAACAGTAAAGAATTTAGACGACGAGGAATCTCGGCTACAAAAAGAAATCAAGGCTGTTCAGGAATTTGCCCTCAGTAAGGATAAGGACAAATCATCCGCGGCTTTAGCCCTAGCTAGTAGCTTGGACCCCAACTTAGATACTGCCACTATCGAAGCAGAAATTAGTAAGCGGTCGGGGTTTGATTTGCCGTGGTCTGATGCTGGTTTGTACACTAGGTCAGCTACTGCCCGACAACAAGTTTCGCGTGATTTACTAGATGAATTGAAACAACAATTCGCTAATGTGACGGCGAAGAAGAAACGTCTACAGCAGGCTCAAGAGTCTGGTATCTTACCTCAAGCTGTCGCCCCCACTACAGCTGGAGCCCCAGCCCCAGCATCGACTGGACAAGCCGCCCCTGCTAGTGGTACAGTTACCATGAGACTGCCCGATGGACGAGTGGGTACCATACCTGCCGCTAATAAGGCAGCGTTCCTCAAGAGTAATCCTGGAGCGGTAGAAGTACAATAATGGCAGTTAAGGACCCATTTAGTGAATTCGGTGGTCAGGCAATAGAGCCTGCTCAGGTGGACCCATTTGCCGCTGCGGGTGGTCAGGAAATCGTATCGCCTACCCCAGTTACTAAGACCACTGAAGGGGACCCGTTTGCTGCCGCTGGAGGGAAGACCATTCCTCCAGAAACTATTACTCCCGAACTGAAGCGCTTCTACGAATTACAGTCTGAGAAAAGTAAGTACGGTTTCGGAGACTTACTAGCTCCGTCAGCTGTTGCCGCTCGGGGTGGAGTCGTAGCTTCCAGGTCGGTACCTAAAGACGACGTTCGTGCGGTAGCTGCTGGTTATAAACTAACGCCGGAACAAAGCCAACTACTTGTTACCTTGGCTCCCCTCTGGGTAGCTGCCCCTCCTGCAGAGGAAGCGTCGGTCCAAGATTGGGCACTGGCAGCATTAGGTCGCATCGGCTATACTGCCGCTGACATACCACAATTCATTGCCAAGAAAGCATTCTTCGACGATGAGAACTTCCGTAATGCACTCGATGATGTACGTGAACTGGGCGAAGGCCGTATGGGAGCTGCTGAATGGGCAGCTTACAACTTTGGTCCAGCCGCAGCGTCGGGTGCTATACGGAGCGCACTAGGCGCTGCCGTCAAGGAAGTGCCACGTAGCTTGCCTAAAGTAGCAGCAGCTGGTGTTATCGGCGGTGCTGCACAAGGGTTGGGTGCGTCTAGAGAGGGTGAAGAAGCAGTTACGGCAGCTCAAGGTGCCGCTTTGGGTGCCGGATTAGGCGTTGCCGCTGCCGGTATAGGGAAACTCTTCCTCAAGATGAGAGGCGAGAAGCGACCTAAAGTAGGCGACCCTACGACAGTAGACAAGATACCAGAGAGTACTGATGAACTTACTCTCGCTTATGAGAAGAATAACGAAGCTGACCTTACCAAGATAGGTAACGAAGCTTATGCAGCTGCTAAGCCGACCGAGGACATCATTGAGTCTGCGGTGTTTGAGCGTCGTGCTGTTACTCCAGAGGAAGCTCGTGTCATTGTTGACGAGATGAGTCCTGAAACAGTCACGTTAGCGCGAAGGGCGATTGCCGCTGAAAAGGGTAAGCCCGGACTGGAAGTATCCGCTCCTGAAATAGCCGACAAATACGTTCGAGATACCTTCGACAACTATATCAAAGAAGTAGTTGAGCGTGACCCCACTCTCAAGACAAAGGTAGGATACGATGAAGTCAGGATGCAATACTACCGGCGTCCTGCTACCAATGATGAAATCTTTGAAGCTATACAATCTAGAGGAGCAGACTATCTCCGCGACGACTGGCGTTCTACTAGGTGGTCAGAACTAGCCGAATCAGCTGCAGCCCAACGTGGTGTCCAGTTTAGAGGAGACGACGCTGTTGTTGGTAAGACTGTCGCCAACGCCGCTGGTGATAGGCAGTTCGGTTTCAAGGTCATCGACGAGAGAACGGGTAAAGATACTCTCAAAGATTTCTATGCAGCTAACACTAACAGTAACAAGCTGACGGTAGATAAAGATAGATTCTTTGCCGGAGAAGATGGCATCAAAGGCATCTACAAAACGGCCAAGAAAGCTAAGCAGTTAGTCAAGGATATGGTCTCTGACGAGGGGCTGATGTATAAAGCCCTCTCGACTAGGAACTTAGAACTCTTACCAGCTGAGTGGAGACCCACCGCTGAGAAGGTAATCAGGTTCTTTGACAGTGTCAAGGAGAGAGCCAATACGGTGAAGGGTGACGACATCCAGCCGTTGGCTATCCGTACCAGAGAGGACTTCGGTCTCCCGCAAAAGCTAGTACGTCCTACGGACTATGTACTCAAGATGAAGACTAAGTACGCGGAGTTGCAAGACACTATAGCTGGCCTGTCTGCCGATAACATCAAAGCTATCAGTAACAAAAATGTACCGAAGGGAATGGACCCGGCTGTAGCTGAATCAATCCGCGACTTCATGCGTGGTGTCGAGATAGTCCGTCCCACTACCAAAATACAAGATGCTGCTAGTTTAGTGAAAGCATACAAGGAAGTAACTCAAACTGGAGGAGCCGGCGTCAAACTTCATAGCGTAGCTTCTACTACTATGGAACGTACCGAAGCCATCCCAGACTTCCTTAGAGAAAAGAACATCTTCCGTCTAATGGACCGCTACACCTCAGATACACTGAAGAATGTCTACCTCCGGCAGCCGCTGGAGAGGCTGATGAAATCGGCTACTCTCCTCGACAAGACGGGAGCTAAGGTAGAAGCTGCCTTCGTGAAACGGTATGTCGCTGATATGCTGGGGATGAGAGCATTCTCAATGGCTCGTCTCGGCCAGGAAGTAAGAACAGCTTTCGTCAACACACTGGACACTGCCCTCTCGAAGGCAATCAAAGACCCCGTCCGTAGGGAGAAAGCCGTACGGATGGTAGCCAGCTTCCCAGAAGCTATGGCTTCGTTACAATATAACATCTACCCGAATGTACTAGGTCTCAATATCCGCGCTCACATTGCGCAGCTGACTCAGCCCCTTTTCAAGACGGCACCAGAACTAGGTGGTGAGTATGGATATCGCGCCGTTGCTAGGTCCTACCTGACGACGACTATGCAGATGATGCAGACTATCAAGGCTGGTGTGGGAGCCAAGTTTGGAGCGGGTACCCTGCCTCCCGATGTGTTTGCCAAGCTGAAGGCGCTCGGTCTAGAGCCGAAGTCATATACTAGAGAGAACCTAGATGCTATAGAGAAGGGCCTCGAGCTTACTCATGGCCTCTCGAAAGCTAACCGCGCTATGTCGGACTTCATCCTGAGAACGTACTCTAGTATGGATTCCCTCAACAGGGCAGCTACTCTCAACGTGTCTGAGAGGATAGTGAGGGACTTGAACAATAATGTCCCCGGTGCGGTGAAGGCAGTATCCAAGATGCCTCTAGCTGTAAAGAGGCAGATTATAGAAGCTAAAGGTAACCCAGCTGCTCAGCTGAAAGCTATCGCTGTCCACCTCAACTCCGCGACTCAGTTCAACTACAGTAAGGCGGCCATCTCTGAACTAGGTACCATTGTTGGTCCCTTCCTTTCGACGTTCACCAAGTGGCCGCTTGCTACAGCGGGAGACATCGCTGCTGATATTAGGACTAAGGGTATTGGTAGAGGAAGTGTTCGAGTACTAGAGAAGTATGGTGCCGTGTATGCGATGGCTAGCTTAGCAGACAGTCTCCTCTATATGGCCGTGACTGGAGATGCTGAGGTGTGGCCAGACTGGAAGGAAGCCGGGCCCCGGTGGGCTAAGATACTAGGACGCAGTGGCTTTACTGGTATGACACCAATAGAGAGCTTGTCTCCCGTTGTGGGTATGGTTTTACCTACCGACAAGAAAGACTCTCTCGTCAAGAGTCCCGTTGTTGAGGCACTCTATAGTGACCTCCTTCAGCCCGTCATTGAGGGCGACGAGGACAAAATGGAGAAGGGTTTCATCAAAGCAACGACTACCTTCGTGCCCGGAGGTTTCGTCTATACACTACTCAACAAGACAGCACCCGCTGTTTTCAATGATAGTACCGAATGGTAAGGAGAATATCATGCCACAAGTTTTATTGACAGTATTAGCTACACTTGGTAAAGTACTAATGTCTCTACTCGCTAGTCTACTCACTGAGACCTTTCTCAAGAGGACGATACTAGCCGGCGTAGAAACACTCTCCAAAAAGACGGCAGCGGACTTTGACGACAAGTTAGCAGCAGCGATGCGCGAAGCTTGGTTTCCGTCCGAGTCTGCTCCGTCATCAGGAGAGAGCAGTCCAGCCCCAGAGGAGACGAAGTAATGCTTTCAGAAAAGACCCGTCGCGAAGAGCAGCTATCAGTACTAGAGAGACTGAAGAAGAAAGGCGTCCCGTCGAAGACCAACGAGATGAACACCATGTTTGAACTTGGTGTGAATGAGGACGGTCGTATCGCTCAAGCAGACGTAGAAGAAGAAGAGACATCTCCAGAAGAGGACACCGTACCGTATGCTCCTGGTAAGAGGGGGCCCAAAAAAGCATTGACCCCTCTACCTGTTGGCGGGGGCCCTGCTCGTCCGAAGAAGAAAGTATCTCTAACTTAAGTTAGTTCTTTATCTTTCAACAGCCGGAGCAGCCGCATCATATAGTTGCGGTTGTCTTCGGCTAGTTTCGTAGTATCAACTACAGCTTCGAGTAGACGGTCAAAGTCAGCCTCTAGGCGGGAAAGTCTTTCCTCTAGAGACTGACTGTACGAGTCATGCGGGCGGGTAGGATGCAAGCGTCTAGAGCGTTCCGCCCTACGGTGGGCTAGACTCACTATGTTGCTTGGTTTCTCTATTCCGCTCACGTTCTTCTGCTTCCCTTAGCATCTGTGCTAGTAGCTGGGCACCCTTCTTCATGGACTGAAGCTTGGTGATTTCAGCGTCTACTTGTTGGTTCAGTACATCAAGTACCGTTTCGATGCTCATTATACCATACCTCACTATGCTAGTAAATAAAGTCTTACCGCCCACTTGATGCTGGCAATATCACAGTCCTTTCTGAACGTCACCCAGAAGGAAGGAGAATGGCGTTCCCCTCCTGGGTGGACGAGGTGCATACTGCCTAGGTTGGCTACCTGCTGGAGGTCGGTGTTGTAAGCTACGAGAACAGGACTCTGGCCCCGTACCATAATGCTACCAGCTGCTACAACTTCTACGTGCTGGTTTCTCAGTACCTTGTCTTCGATGACGGTACCATCATCTTTGCGAATGCTTCCTACTGGTAGCTCGATGTAGTGATAGGACGGGCCGTACTTCGGGGTTCCGTCTTGCTGAAGACCCATCAAAGCTGGTACCCTGTTCCCCCTCACTAGGTTCAAGAATGCTGAATCTGTCATGGGCATACTCCTTAAAGAGAGCAACTATATTGCTCGTGGTTGGTTCATTACGTCTAATCCCGTAGCTGGTAACCTTGCCTCCGGGAAGTAGTAAGAGTCGTTTCATTCACTCTTTCCTTTCGTTTGCTTGGCCTGTCTCTTTATCTGAGCAGCTGCCTGTTCTAGTTCTCGCTTGGCCGACCCGCCTACGTTGGCAGCTTGCTTCTTCAACTTGGCTACTTCCTTCAACATCTGGTAGTCGCCGCCGCGTTTATAGCCGTCGTGGTAGGAGGCCCGCAGTACCATGGGAGCACTCATCACACGCTTCACTGTAGGTGCACCACACTCGTCGCAATCCCAGCGGTAGTCCCAATCTGCTGCGTGGTCACGGTCGACAAAGAGATTGGCCTCGATGAAGCAGCTCTCACACAGTGTGTCGATGGAAAGAATACCGCTCATAGTCCAAGCTCCTTAGCTACTAAGTGTCTTAGTGAAATGAATCCATTATATACCGCGTCAGCTCCTCCGTTATTTGCCACGGCTTTGTCCCAAGCCTTAAGGAATTCTTCTTTGGTAATAGTTACAGGCAGCTGTTCAACTTTCCAATCGTCAGCGAGAATATCGTCTTCGTAAAATGTAGCGCCGGTTCCCTTTTGATACCAGTAACCTTGATTCGGTTGTGACTTACGCCTGAACCGTCTGCCACTCTTAATAGCTTCAATTAGGTTCATTTCTTCATCTCCTCATTAGCGTCTACTGTCTTACTCACGCTGAGTCCAAATCCCAATACCTGAAACGTCACATGGGCTCCGCTACCATGCTTATCTGTGTACGGCCACCAGGCCCAGGACACACCTGTAGGAAAGTCTACTACCACGCTTCTATACACGGGATGTGGATTGTGACTAGTCGCTGCGCTCGGTAGTTGAAGAGAGATAAGCCAACCACATACTGAAAAGAGCGGTACAGGTCCCAAGGAGTAGAATCGATATATAGTATTCACTTCTTCATTTCCTTCAGTCTGTTGTCGGTCAAGGTACCGAGTTCCTCACAGTGGAGGAGCATACCCAGACAGGCTCTTGCGTGGGCGAGGTGATGCAAACCGCTTTCAGAATCCGTATCTTCACCATCTTGCCACGCGAGTACGTGTCTAAGGCAGGCAGCCGTAAGGCGACTTGCTTCGAATCCAGCCGTATAATTGTATCTTCCATACTTCTTCTCTCCGAACATCAGTGCCTTAGCTTCTGCCTCTATAGCTACTCTAGCTATTAGGGACAAGTCCGGCTTACCGGTATCGTGTTTAGTTCCCTTCACCCAGAGGTGGGCTGGTCCGTCAGTAGCAGGTTTCTTTACTTCTTGCATAGCGGTCTCCTATTTGGAAGGGTCAAAGAACAGTATCGCATCTAGGCTGTTGCCTAGGTAGACATCAGCTTCCTTTTCGGCAGAAACGAGATTTTCTTTAGGACTTTCTGTAAAAAGTTTCTTGGGTACTAGGTAACCTTCAGTTGTATATCCTTTATTTCTTACCTGTATCCGGCGGAAGGAAGCTAACTGTGGTTCGAGGAAGGCAGCGAGTGCAGCTGAGTTAAAGAGGTAGAGTTCGTCATCAGTGGCAAACCAGTACGCGTAGTAGGCGGCATTGTGAGTAACGGACTGCCAAGGACCACCTGGTTTACCTTCTGGTTTCTCAGGTGTAGCGACCACTGACCACCGTTCGATGAACAAGTTCGGACTATTCTCATAGAAGTCTGTCTTCAGTTCGAGAATAGCTCGACTCCATTTGATTTGAAAGTCACCCTTCCTACCAGGCAATCTCTCAAGGGCATCGCTACCATACCGCTCTAGGAAAGCTTTCTCTGCTACTTTCCCTTTCTTCAGTTGGGCCGCCATAGAGAATACTTTGCGACTCATACGGACACTCCTGCTACGATGCAATCTTTAAACCACTGAGGCAGTAAGTGCCCAGCTGAAGAATAGAGACGGTCGAATGTTTTGTCAAGGCAATAGGTGACACCGTAGTCGTTCTCATGTCGACAGACTCGACCTGCTGCTTGGACTGTAGTTTTGGCTGTCTCCCATAAATACCACTCTTCGTCTCTATCCGCCATCGCCTTGATAGCTGGGTCTCCTAGACTCTTCCATGGTATCTTGGTAATGACCTGCCACCGACCGAGGTCGTCGGGCAAGTTGATTCCTTCGTACAGCCCGCATGCAATTAGGATACTACCCGGCGTGTTGATATACTCCTCATACTTCTCTCTTTTATTCCACTTATCGTGAAAGATGTAGCGACTTCTGGTAAGGTGAGACCGTAGCATCTCTGACATTTGGTAAGTGGCATGAACTAGACCACGCTCTCCCTCGTGCTGAGGAGCGAGTACGGTGTCAATATATTTGGCCATAGCTTCTGTCGACGAGACTAGATTAGCCCTTGCTACGGCAGCAACCGGGTCTAGAACGAACGGTCTATTGCTAGCTGGTATTGGACTAGGGCTGTGTATATAAGCGACACGGCGGTCTGTCAGGCCGAGAGATTCGATATCCTTGGGACCGATAGTAGCGGAAAGGAGTATCAGCTTCTCGACTGTACCCTTCGGCCACATTCTGCCAGCGTGTTCCCTAGCGTGAAGGGGGGACATGACAATACAGTCCCTCTCTTCTGGCTGGCCACGGAGAGTACCTTTCCCATTGAACTCTCTCACGCTGCGGGTGATAGAATAGTCCGGTACGCTACTCTTCAGTTGCTGAAGTAGCTTGGCTACCTTGACTCCTTCCCGTTTCTTAGCCGGAAGTTTCTCCGCCCATTGCAGTATCTTGTCTACAGTATACGCAGACGATGGATACTTGTAGTCGTGTTGCCATAACACCACCTCGCCCATCGACTGTATCATTGGTATCATCTGATGAGCTTCATCGACGATGAGCACCTTCCGGTAGAGGCGGTGAGCTAGGTAGGCGTGATAGGTGTAAACGCCAGGACCATTCCGGTACTTGGCTTGCGCTACGTCGCGTCCGCATTGACACCCTTTACAGAAGTTCTTCATCCGTGCCTTCGTTGCTGGACACGGTCTCTTCCACTCCTCGCACCAATAGCTGTCGAGGCGGCGGAGAGTCCTAGTATCCGGAAAGGTCTCTATCATCTGGTCGACGAGTATATTGGTTGGTACAATGTAGCTGGCGCTAGGTTGGGCATTTAATATTGTTTTTGCCATTCCGCTCTTGCCCGCGGCTGTGGGCGCAACTATGCAGAATACTTCATATTTTTCCCAGTTGGACTGCAGCAGTTGGAGGGTCTGCTCTTGAAAGTCTCTGATAGTCGGGTACGGGAAGTGAGAAAGAAAGTCCATAGCTACCTCAAAAAGATGCCTAGAAGCAAAGTTTCTGCACAAAAAAGTAAGCCTAGAAGTATACTACCGGCGGGCCTTGTTCCGTACTGCGGTCAATGTGCGGACGTTCTCTAGGCGGATGAGGTCCAGGTCCTGCCTCATCAGTCGATTCTCGTGGATGAGTTCTTCCAGTTTGAGGTAGAGGAAGTAAGCGCCCAGCCCGCTGACTGTGGCAATGATGAGTAATAGGAGTTTGATATGCATCATATTAGTATCCGCCTTTATTATACCACCCGCTGCCATTCAAGATAAAGCCAGTACCCTTGCTGATGATGCGCTCGAAGTCCTGTCCACCACAAAGGGGACAAGCTTCATCGGGACCGTGTTCAATATCAGACATCGTTCTGTCCACTACTTGTACTTGTTTGCATCCCTTGCATTCCCATGTGTACTTCATTCTCTCTCCTTGTAGTCGAACGCTTCGCTGCTACTGCTAGGTCTCGTCTCGCTCTCAGCACTTGTGTGAACATGTTAGCACAGTTATAACATCCCTGTAGAATGTAGCCGTTGCCATCATACTTGGGATGGTGGATACACCTCAGATTGGTCATTCTTCCACCTCAACTTCTTCTATACCTAATCCAGCGGTTACTTTAAAGGTTATACCAAGGTTATTTAGGCTCTGTTGACACGCCTCGTCCTGGGCTTTGATGTAGTCTTCTGCTTTTTGCCTCGTGGCAAAGGCGCGGATAATGATGCTATCATCATTGGAGACAATGTATACGGTCACAGCTGTACTCCATGATGTTCGAGAATATCATAGAACCGTTTCTCTAAAAGACCAATCAAGTCCGTAGCATTCATCGGACCATACTCATCAGTCGGCCAGTCGTCGGCCTTTTCAACAGCATCGACTATAACATCTAGCTGCTCTACCAATCGCTGGAGAGTACTATCACTATAGCCGTGCTTCCTAGCTGGACGGAAGACCTCTTGGCTGACATCCCATATAGCGGCCTGTAAGTTACCTGCGTTGATTGCCATGTCGAGTTCGACTGACTCTTCAGGTAGATTGAATTCTAGTATTGCTTTACTCACCGCTTACCTCCTTACCGAAGAATTTAACCATACAGAAGTTTATAGTTTTTACACACTGTTCGTCAGATGGGTTCTCATACGCGGCTATCTTGGTCTCGTACTCTTTCCTCTTTTCGGAATAGATATACGCCTGTATTAGTAGTAGTACAACCCATGTAAAATACAATTTCACTTGACTGCTCCCTTCTTACATGAACACTTGGCCGTTTCACTCTCATAGAAGTCTACATCATTCTTGCACAGCATCCTACACTCTTGCATCATCTTGTGATGGGATGATGGCCACCATTCTCTAGGAGCTGGATGGGCACAACTAGCGAGACCAATACCGATAACAGAAAGCATGATGATGTGTTCCATATCATTTGTCCTCTTTTAGTTGGGCCAGTACCTCGGGCCCGATTTGTAATAGCATCTCTTCGAGGGCGTGTTCAAACGTCTGCGCGATTATTTCTTCGACCTCATCTCCCAGAACATTAGCAACACCGTTAACATAAAGTACAGCGTGTACCCACTCATGGAGTAGAGTAGTCCAGCATCGTCGGCTATCAAGGTCCTGGTCGATTTGGATTCGGCGATAAAAGCCGAGAGTCTCTCCGGCGACTCCTTCATTTACTTTTGTTACCTCGACGCGGAAGGGTACGCCCATTACCTGTATCTGTTCCGGCAGCTTCAATCCGCTTGGCAAGTTCGACCGCGACGTATCCGATTTCGATGGCGTCTTCTTTGTCACCTTTGGTGTAGCTGGGTCTGACATAGTTCTTCCAAGATGCGGGGTGGATTCCTAGACAGTCGTCGGTAGTAGAGGCAGACAGGATGATACCGACAGCTTTGAGGAGACTGGCTTGAGCATTGGCGTTGAAGTTGCTAGTAGCTGGGATGTCCTCGTACACTAGCAGAGTGGGAGTAAAGTCATCACAGAGAGCACGCACTTCGTCAGCCAATGTCCTAGCCCGCTTCCATAATGCCAGATGACTACCACCCGTGTCAATGGTGCCAGCGGTAGCTAGCTTTCCTTCGATGTAAACCGCCCACCCTGGACTACTACTAGCTGACCCTATCGAGGGGTCGATGACTAGCACTCCGCTATAGAGGAGGTCCTTCACCCGGGGAGCGACTTCTTGGTAGAGCTTAGTCTTTGGGCTTATGTCGGCTACCTGTTTCATGACTTTGTCTTTCTTCCTGGTTTCTTCTTTTTTCTTCGAGGCTTGCTTCGTTTAGGAGGAGGAGCATCTCGCTCGTCGTTATAGGTAATCTCCAACGTAGCTTCGCTCGGACTACTTCTAATTTTCTCAAGGAGGTTTCTCGCTTCATCAGATAACTCTTTATGTTTCTTATAGTTCTCTACCCAGTTATCAGCTATAGGGTATCCTGTTATTCGGAGAAAAGCAACACAGTCATCGAGAATCTCCGGCCAAGAATCTCCGTGTGGTATGGTCATTGTGACAGGACCTGACCGTTCTTGGTATCCATCAATGCGAGGAAGGAAGGTAAACTTCAGCCTGTCAGTATTCATAGTGGCTCCTATATTTACGGTAAAGCGTTGCTGCTAGGTAGAAGGGTAGCATCATTGCTAACGATGCTACTATAACTGGGAACAAGATTGCTGCCATTACAATGTCAACGGCTGCCAGTTCGTTATGCATGCCCACGGCTGTACCCCAATTCTGCTAGTGTTTCTCTCGCTAACTCTACTGCCACATCGACCAGCTCGCTCGGCTTCGTGTCATAGTCAGACCGTGCGTAAACGAAACCAAGGCAAGCGATGGTGGCGGCAAACAGTTTCTCATCGTAAGTAGCTGAAGGTGTTTTCATTTCTTCTCCATTAGTGTTCGTACGAGTGAGGGCCAGTTTCTAGAAGCAAGGTAACTTGGTAGAATGTAGGGATTCATTATCGCTATTGCTTCTTCTCCAGTGTGGTCGAGGGCTAAAGCACAGTGACCGAGTTCGTGGTAAACGAGAGTCCGCCTCTCCCATTCATCAGACGCTTCCCAGAAGGGACGAGAGAGTACGACAGCAAATCCTGGTTGACAGTAGCCGGCTATGCCTGTCTTCACCTTATCACTGAGGATGATATCCTTGACGCGGGAGCATCCTTGGTCATAATAGTTGGCGTCTGCTACAAACTCTTCAACGTAGGGGAGAATCTCCGCGTCTACCTTTGGTGAGATTCTAGCTAGCGTACATGGCTTCACCGCTGGGTTGCTGTGGCGGGAAATCGTTGTCAGTCCAGCCGCGCAAGAGGAGGACAGTATAGCTGCCAGTACTGTGGATAGTAGCTTACCCATGGGTTATCACCATCACGGTAACAAGTACTGCTAGTAGGGCAATTGCATATATCATCTTACTCCCTGCCTCCCATGATAAACATAATATAGAATACCAAAGCGCAGCCCAGAAACACACCAAGAACGAAGCCTCCCACATAAACTCCTTTCAGTCGTTTGGTGACCGGGTAGCCTATACTAACCAAGACAAGTTCGACTTGGCTAAGTATACGCTCCCCTTCTAGTACATTAGTCCGGTTTACCACAGTAGACGCGGTATGATAGTTTGTCTTTACGTACTACCTTCTTAGCACAGGGAGACTTGGGGAATAGTTGAGTACACCTAGTGTGAGCGCGGTGGACTGTTTCCAAGTCGAGACGGTTGGCTTTCTCCCCGGGGGGGGAGGACGAGTAGAGTAGCGGCACACATTGCTATAAACATTGCTAACTCCCGTTGGTCGTTATCAGTCCTCAAGCCGGCAGGGCTGTACATCTACCAGCAACAAGGTACTCTTCGGCACAATTGGCCCAAACCTTTAGCACAAAATGATAACTACTCAGTATCTTTGTCCTTCTCCATCTTGGTAACTGAGGTTATCTTTAGCATCAGTCCGGTAGTGAGGCCACGTTTATAGCCGCTCGTCCACCCAAGACGGTACATGTAAATGAGACCGATTGCTGTTACCGCTAACTGTAAATAGAATGCTGTATTACTGCTCACGCTGGGTACTCCTCTACGCTATTCAGCCACTCCGGCTTTATTGAAAAACTATCACTCTCCCACATACAGTAGGGACTGTGGCACTGTCCTATATTCCACCATATAACATCAAGTTGTACCTTACCCGTCGATGGGTGGTACTCCATGTAAGTTACCTCAAAGGCTACGTCTTTCATTGCTTTGTGCTTGAGCAGCATGTTATCACTCCTCTAATTTTATGCCGGCCAATGTCTTTGATACGGCAGCCGAGCCTTTCAGTGGGCAGGTTCCACCTAGTTGGCGATTGAGTTCTTGATATGCGTCCTTCTCTAGTATCTTGACAGCGGCTGGTACTTCGGCATCGGGTACTTCAATGATGACCTCGTCGTGGAAGTCCATTACGATTGGGTACCAGGTAATCTTAGCCTCGTCAAGTAGTCGTCGGGCTATCCTAGCGTACAGCTGGAGGATGTCGTGACCACTGGATTGCACACAGTTTGAGACTACGAAGGTCTTAGTTCCCTGAACTGTAAATCTACGTCTAGGCCCAGCGTTTAGAATATCGTACACGCGCACCGATTTCTTTTGGGATATAGGTTGATAGCTGCTGAAGAGTCCAGCCTTTGTGCCAAAGCGTAAGAGCCTGTGACTGAGATAGGTCGGTATATCGTTCAGTAAAATATTTGAAAGAGATGTCCTCATTATTCCACTCCACTTTAATTGTGTCGCGTCTGTTAAACGCTTGCTCTTTTCTGGTAGCCCAGCGCAAGTTACCCGGTTGGTATCCGAGGTCATTATCTATACGGTCCAAGGTTTTACCATAAACATATCCCGGCAACTGCCGAACGTAGTCAATGAATGCCCGCGGGTTGTCCTTCCATTCAGGAGCCAACTTTATACCTACAGCACCGTAGCTGTGATACCCGTTAACGCTGGCGTAAGTTGTTCTGTTTACAATTGATTTGTAGTGTTTAAAAAATTTACGGTCTGTCTCGTCCCGAAATGTAAATAGTCCGTTTCGTTTTTGGAAACACAACTTGCACCCTAGAATTTTCTGTCCACGTAAATTGGTCAATGCCTGTCGACTGGTACCATGTTCACACTTAACGTCAACGTAAGTATGTCCTTTTCCATTTCTTCGCCAGTAAATGGGCGACACTACAACAAAGTCTCCAAAGACCTGACCAACTATTTCCGGGTGTTGTTTCGTAGACGCTTTCCAATTGTCCGACATATCGGGCCTCCTTCTTACTAACATCATCAACAAATACATCGTGGTCTGGTGTCATGTCAATCCCATTCAGTGACAGAACTTCTTTCTCTCCTTGAGAGATAACTCCAGAGTGACATACCCATTCGATACCATCCCATACCTTGTCAGTCAGTTGTATCTCTTCAATCTTAACCAGTCCTCGTTGTGTGTGAACGAGAGTACCTTCAGCGAGACAGCGGTTGAGTAAGTCCTTAGTATACTTCTCGTCGACGCACATCGGACGACCGAAGGCGTTCTCAACATATCCGCCATTTCTCCGCCACTCGTTGAGCAGCCAGTCGGAGTAAGCGTTGACGCCGGACTTAGCTTCTTGCAATGCTAGATGCATAGCTTCCACTTCGTCCAGTGGCATGTCGATACCTTCGAGGGAGAGAATCTTTTGTTTCTTCTTCACCCCGCTCCCGTAGTTATCACTGAGTATAAGTAGCTTGGCAATGGAACGTTCCTTCTTGCAGGCTTTCTTCGCTGCGTCAATAGTCTCGGGTGTAGGATTCAGTCTGTCATAACCCGCGGCTACAATCTTCTCGCCGAGGCCTGGCATCAACGCACCGTAGAAAAGGTAGATGTCATTCTTCTTAGCGTTAGGTCCGTAGAGGGCGAGCAAGTTATCATCTTGACTCAACTCTGCTGTGACTACCATCTCAAGTGCGTTCACATCACAATCAACAAAGCTATGTCCCGGCCTAGAGATGAAGCCGCTAAGAGTTCCTTTAGTCTTAGGCATCTGCTGTAGGTTGGGCTCCCTGCCGCTGAGTCTACCAGTAACAGTGCCTGGCATTCTAAATGAGGGGTGGATAGTGGGACGAGAGACAGTCCTCTCTAAGTAGTCGGTGAGGTAGCTGCTCTCCTTAAACCTCAGCGCACGGTCGATGAGGAGCTTGCCGACCTCGCCCATACTCTTTAATGCGTCCTCTCCTACAGCAGGCTGCCCGCTGTCGGTCGTAAGTTTCACTGGATACTTGAGGTGGTCGTAAAGGAGACCTCGTAACTGGTCTCCTGACTGAATGTTGAAGAGATAGTCGGCATCTAGTCCCTGTTCGACAGCGTCCATTCTAGCCCGCCACTTCTCCCAGTTCTTGCTGACGGTCGGAGGTACACTGGTTGCCTCCTTCCACTTGAGCCAGTTCTTGCTTACTGTCTTCCCGTCTTTCAGAAACTGAGCGGGCTCTTTACGTTCCTTCTGTTTGAGGAAGCGTTCGGGTTCTGCTGCTGCCAGTTCCAGATACTTGGCCTTCTCCCATTCGTAGATGTACTCTTCCACATCGGGATGGTTACGGAAGGCAGCTTCCAGCGTAGCGATGTCGGACTGTAGCTGGTGCTGGTGTCCCTCCCATTGAGTGCGGTTGGTCATGATGCCATGTATCTTTTGGTCAATGTGGACGAGGACATGCGGAAGGAAGTCCTCTTGGTGGTAAGAGAGTACGCGAGGGAAACGTTCGAGCAGAGGCTGAAAGAACTCGACCATCAATAGGTAGGTAGCTTCAGCATCCAGCACGCAGTACTGTCCTAGTATATTAGCAGGAGCCCTCCACATAGCTTCCTTCTGTGGGGAGCCGTTGTGTTTCTTATAGCCGTTGTCGACTAGCCAGTTGTCGAGGTCAGTCTCGTTGGTGTTACTCCACATGAGAACGTCAGTCATCGCATCTTTCAGCGACCACTTCTGTCCTTCCCAGCCTTCGTTTGCTAGCTGCATATACATCGCGTAGGTACAAGCATACCAGTGAGAGTGTTGATTGAAGTCCCGTCTCACCCACCCCCCGTCGAAGTAGACGTTGTGAGCGAGTAGACCCCGGTGTTTGGTAATGATGTCTTCTAGTAGGGCCCATACTTGAAAGCTGTAAGCGGTATCGCGGGTATCAAGGTAACAACTGCCATTGTCCCAAGCGAGGCCAACGCCTACGACATGAGTCTCGTCAGAAGACAGCGAGTAGTCGGAGCCCTTGGTTTCAAAGTCGATAGCAATCAAGCGGGAAGAAAGAGCAGACCGAAGAAGTTCCTCGGCCTGCCCTGAAGGGGGACACACTATCTGAAAACCATCACCAGTTCTAGCTGGAGTGGGTTTCGGTTCTATGAGGATGAAGCGGGGATGGGTAGAGAGGGTCACGTTGTCTGCCATGATAATCTCCCGCTGATAGTCGAAGGAAGGAAAGCGAGAGGGGCGCTACACCCCCTCTACTAGACGCTCATAGTCTAGCTACATGAGACCGTTCGTCTATACTAACAAGTGAGTATACACTCACTCGCTAGTACGGATGTTAAGCGCGCTTTTGTGCTTCTTTAATGACCAGCTTGAACATCGGCTTACCGGCAGCAATCTCTTCAGCGGTGTTCTCATAGAGGTCAACGTACGCTGTCGTGCCTGCCTTGATGTCCGAGGTAATCTCGGTCACAACCGAAGCACGCGCCTTCGACTTCTCGCTCTTCGGTGCGAAGAGACCAGTGCTTAGCAGTGCTGGCACCTTCTCACGGGTACCCGCTGCAGGAGCAGAACCACCTTGACGGTTGCTGCCAGCAGAAGCGGACTTGTTGAAGCGGTTGTTTTGTTGGTAAGCCATAATAGAAACTCCTTTGAGACTAATTGTAGTTGGACACACCATGCATCCAACTTACATTTCACTTATCGGAATAATCAGAAAAAACTTTAGCACTAAAATGAACTACTCTAAAATTTCGATTAGTTCAATTCGTCGCCCTTCTTCCTCTTCACTACCTTCAACTGCGGTTCGGTGCCTGCTTTGTTCGCTGCCTCGGTAGCCCTTGCATCAGCGACAGCGTCATCAATCACATTGACAATAACATCCCTAGCATGGTCGATTTGGTTGAGCGGTATCTGGTGTTCGATAATAGTAGACATCATCTCTACCAGGGTGGTGACTGTATGGTTGAGACCAAACATTCCAGTCGTAGTGTTCACCCAGTAGAGGAGTGCGGTACGGGAAGTTTCTTTCGTCTCTTCCAGCAGTTGTTTAGTGTCCTTTAATTTGTCGTTGGACATTTTCAATCCACCTTTCCCACGAGTCTTCGTGCTTCTCACATTGTTCAAACAACGGACAGTAACTGCATTCGTCGTAGCTGGCTTTCTGTCCCGTTAACTTTACCGACTTCGGTCTCTGGCCGAGTACCTTCCGTTGGTGCATCTGAGCTACGTATTCATAGTATCGTTCGATGTCTGCAACATTCAGGACAGTAACCGTATAAGGGTGGTCGTTATCATCTGCACCTTCTGGTGGCTCAAGCCGATATAGCACTTGCCCTTTGTCGTCGAAGCTAAGTTCATAAATCGTCTCATGAGGTTTGACATGTTTGATTTCGCCCTTGTCATTGGTCTCAACTAGGTCTGGTTGAGAGCCGAACATCTTGCCCGCCCATTGGGGGACGGCATAATTGACATACTGGGTATACACCAAACGGTATGGAATACGCAACTGCCAAGCGTAGTGAGCTGCTTGAACAACGTGTTTGACCTTGGGCTGGACTTCAAAGCTGACACTCTTGGCCGTCCACACAGAGCATACCGCCTTGTGTTCGATGCCTAGCACTGGCCGTCCCGCTTCATCACAGAGGACAACATCCGGTCTACCAGTAACGCGAGCACCACTCGACGTTGACCATGCGATTGGAATCTCTTCCTCGCACCGGATGCTGCCCTTCCATACTCTCTTCAGCTTGTCCACCCAGACGGTCTCGTTAGCCTTACCAAGCTCGAACATGATGAGGTTTGATTCAGATGGCGGTTCGACTTCGAGACCAAGCTGAGTCCTAACGTAAGCACGACGAGGGCAGCCTCCAATGATGTCGCCATTCTTCAGCATGGCACCGCTGTCTCCAGCGCGTAGGTTACCTATCTTGCTAGCTTCACCAGCCGCATGCTGCTGCCGGTCGTGAGCTAGTCCATTCTTCCATAGTTGTCTGAGGTTCATCACCTACTCCTTAGGTCCTACCGTACATTGAAACCACCACACTCGTTCGTCTCTGTCAAGAAGGGTAACTGCTTCACTACCCGGGCGGTGTTGCCACCCGATAACTGACTGACCGTCGAAGTGATGACCGACTACCCACCATAACTGCTTAGTCACTGAGTGCTTGACTATCAGAGGAGGCGTTCGATGTCTCAGTAGTTCCAGCAGGGTGTAACTGGGATTGTCCACTTGCGTCTCCTGTGACATCCTTGGCCATCTCCTCAGCTTTCTTGAGGACGTTATTAATGTAGTGGATGAGTGCCATCTTGGCTATCTTATCCACTGGGTGATTGACCGTGTTGGCGAATGCTAGTACACTGTCGCCGTCTTCGCCACTCATTGTAAAGTTTACTCGTACTCTCATTTTGTCACCTCTACTTTCTTAATGAATTGCTCATGAATGTATTGGATAGTTGTTTGGTCTAAAAAGAATCCACCAATCTTGGCAGTGTTCAACGCGACACCTTCGTCTAGGAATGCGTTGCCCACCTTAGAAGAAACATCAACAAAGAATCCAGGAGCTAGCTTATCAAGTTGAGTAGCGTGGTGGAGAGTCTCGTTAGTGAAGTGCCAGTCAATAACAGGCTTAGCTACTGGTAGGAACTTATAGAGTTCATCCTTTATCATCTTGTCACTGAGAGACATCTGCTTACCGAGAACCTTAGACATGTCAGCGGTGAGTGGGCCTTGGTAAAAGACGCGAACTGGATGCCAGAGGAGAAATGCGTGTGGTGTGGAGTAGCGTTCATCGCAGTGAAGGAGTAATTGGAATGCCATGCTGGCAGCTACGCTGCGGACGAGGCAACGAAACCGTACGCCTTCAGCACGCAGTGCTTCCATCCGGTCGACGATGAGGTAACCAGCAACAAGACTTCCACCCGGTGAGGAGATGACAACATCGACTGGGGCATCTTTATCTTTAGCTACTAGCTTATCGAACGTGGACAAAACTGGGCCGACAATCCCGCCAGTGATAGGGCCTTCGATGACGATGGTTCTCTCCGGTTGGAGGGTGGTCGAAGCTAGCGCCAGGTTGCTAGCTAAGAACGTCATAATTACAACTAAAAAGTTTCTCATTGTTTGCACCTTCCAAGTAAGGAGTGAACGCGGAAGACGTACCGCGTGGTCTCTGGGGTTAGGGTACCAGTATTTGTAAGTCGAGTCAACTGTTGATAGCCTCCATTGTAGAGCACTAGCGCATGAAACACATTACCTTCAGTCTGTTTCAGATAGTAATCAAGTAGACACGTTCCGTACTTGACATTGTCAGTGAGTCCTAGTAACCTTATGAGCAGAGCCGAATCGCTCTCCCCCAAAGTCGGTCGAAGGACTGGGCACTGACGCTCAGCTTCCTTCGCTCCGATGAGAGTCATCTGCATGAGGCCGACAGCTCCCGCCGGAGACTGGACTATCCTGTTCATATTACTTTCTACCATCGCTACTGCTACAGCCAGACGCAAGAAGTCTGGTTCCACCGTCGGAGAGTAATCGTAGATGGTACGGAAAACGCGACTGAGTTCCCTATCGGAGATGGGACTATCTGCTGTGATGGCTGTCGCACATTCATACCAGCGAGTGAGTTCGAGTGGGAACGCCATCGGCCTCAGTTCCACAACAGGAAGAGAGTTACTTCTTGAGGCGGTACTGACGAGTAACGGACTGATTATTAGCAGCGCGCATAGCAATAGTGCGCTGTTTCTTTTTGCTGTATTCATCACGCATCATCCTTTCTAAATCGGACAGTAGAGGTTCTTGGGTCTGGGTAGTGGGGGTCGAGACCTCTTCGGTTGCTGGTGTGTCATCGTCTTTTACAAGGCGTAATGTCATCTTAACGACTCCTTTAATGTACGTTGTTAGTCTGAAGGGGAGGGCCATCCTTAGCCTCTCTTGGGGTTGGACTCTACCGGGGAAGTGTGGTAGGTTCAATGCAGTTCAGACTGGGGAATATCAGAGTCAGCATCATCTTGGTGCTGGTTTCTGTCTTGATAATTAGTCACATAAATTCTTTCGAGGTCGAGGGCTATCGTACCTTTGGGGTCTAGGTCCCACCTCTCTACCGCATCACTGACAGCTTCCCACCTCTCAACGCCAGCCTCAATAGCCTCATCAATCTCAATCAATAGGTTCTTGATGTAGCCCATATCATTCTCCTTTGTCGCTGTTGATAACAGTCGATACTAGATAGGTGAACACCATCAGCAGGCAAGCTGAAGTAACGATGCCAACGATTCGGATAATCTCAGTTGCTGTAGTGAAGAGTTCCATTTTAGTTGTCCTTGTTGGTGAGAGAGAAGAGAATCAAAAGAGTAAAGAAGAACACTAGTCCACTAAGGAAAATGGTTTGTACTATCATGTCTCTTGCTCCTTCTCTTTCTCGTCGGATATTTCTACGTTGCCCATCACCCACCGTCCACCTAAGTCACACTTCTTGCACCAAGTCTTGGCCATTCCAGTGTCCGCCCACTGATGTTCGTTGTAAGCGCAGCGGGACTTCTTGTATACAGCCGGTGGGTTGTTGTCAATCCACGCCGACCAATCGGACTCTTCGTCTCGAGCACCGTACCATCTAGAGGTGGCAGTAATGGTGCCAAAGGTAATGGGCTCGGTTGTGGTATCTTGGTAGGTGACAATCCATTTGTTCATCTCTTATAGTCCTTTCAAATATTCCGGCCAGTCAGCGCCGTCTAAGATGGCAGTTCGATGATGAGGATACTTCACTATAGCTACTGCGTACTGTCTTCTGTATGCCCTCTTCTGCAGGGGAATGAAAAACCTTCCCAGTTGGTGGACGACGGCACCAAGAAGGAGGTTGTCCAACCGCTGCAACCACCGAGGAAACTTATTGAAATGGTAGCCAGGGTAAATGAGAGAGTGTAGATTCCACCAGCCGAAGGTACAGTAAACGCGAACAGTTCCAAACTTCTCTTTAAACTGGGAGACATCGACGCGGTACTTGTCTCTGAGAGTAGTACCAATCTCTCTAGCTATAGTATCCAGTTCGGCCATGTTCTTGTTGCTGAAAAGATTGGTCACAGTTCTACTCCGTTTATTCTCGTTTCAATCAGGGCCTTCTGTTCCATCTCAATCTCCATACAGGCAGCGTCAATGGAGGAGAGCAGCGAACGGAGAGTCTTGTAGTTGGGCACAGTAATCGTACGCTCATACTGTTGGTAACCATTGGAGTAGTCAGATACTTTATAGGTAATAGAAATCATCTTATACCTCCCACCAATTGATGGGCTCTTGGTTTCTAGCCAGCAGAGCCTTGTTAATTTCATCAAAACAGTTGCTACCTACGAAAGCCTTCGCGTACTTGCTACATCTCGTTGCTGAATACTTACAGGGGTGTGAGTAAGCAAGCATAGTCACCGTATCGGCTGGAACACGATAAACCTTTAGCACTTTCTTGAAAAACTTTCTAGCCTCGGCACCGAACGCAACAAGTACGGGATTGGATTCCTTAATCCGCTGCGCCAATTCCTCAGCTACTAACTCTTCCCATCCCAGGTTGGCGTGAGACATGGGTTGTCCCTCTTCAACAGAGAGGCGGGTATTAGTCAAGAGGACACCTTGCCTAGCCCACCCTTCAAGTGTCGCCCACTGGTGAAATACTTCGGGCGTGATAGTATCAAGCGCAGTCCGGCTAGCTTCTAAGACGATGTTACCAAAGCTAGAATTGTACCTGTTACCTTGCCACTCTTCCGCTATCCCAAACGCTAGCCCGTTGGCTTTGCCGGCTGAAGGGTAGGGGTCTTGGCCCAAAATGATAACGCGAGTACTTGACACTGGTGTCAACTCAAAAGCATATAAGCGACGGTCTCTAGCCGGCAACCCGGGTAGCTGCATCAGTTCAGAAAGCGATAGCTTCTCGTTGGTAAGCGTACTTCCCAAATGCTTCCCGCGCGTTTCTGATAATTGTGTCAGCTGCTGGTGAAGAGTCGAGTTCATATAGTTCCTCGCATAAATTATTATAACTGTCACGAGATAGGTCGCCAATGTAATTGAAGGGATGTCTCGGGTAGAAGTACCTCATCAATTCAGTGTGAGCTTGGACAGCATCGTCAAGTACAAGGTGGATGGTGTCTGGTACTAACTTGACAGTCATTGTAATACCCCCATAGTTTCGTCTATGTAAACTAGATGTCCCAGTCCGTTCAAGTCTCGCGCTACCTCTGCCGCTTGGCTGGCCGTTAGGTTGCGGCTATATAATATCCACGGAAAGTCATCGACCTCTGTCGCAAGGTATACTGCGTAGTTCATTTGCTGGTTCCTTTCTCTTGGCGGCCACGTAGTTTCTTGATGAAAGCTGCAGCCAGTACTATGTCATTGGTATCTAGTGGGTTATGGATTCGGTCTAGTACTAGATTAGATAGCCATTCTTGTTGTTCGGGGGTAACGTAAAGTAATTTGTTCTTAGTAGACATTGTTGATTCACTCCATCGATAGTTGTTCATTACGCTTTCTTTAGTTGACGTACATTGTTAGCGCGAATAGTATCAGGAACTTTTATCTTTCTTCGTAGTATCTCAGAAATCCTGTCAGCTATCGGTTGCCACTCATCACTGTCTCCGTCACTGTGTACGGTAATGGCATCGCCCAATCGGTACTTCAATATCAAGAGGCATGCCATAACCGCATCATCATAGTAGTTGCGATTGGTCTTACAGAAGTTGCTAGAATCATTTTGGTTGTAGTGTTCACGTAGGATGAAGTCTTCGCAGTCATTGCCCCTACTGCCGTTCAGTTTAATACCACCGTACTCGCCCGGCTTACAGTGTGCAGAGTAGCTGGACATAAAGCTACTGCCCAATTGAGAACGATTCTCATCTGCTAGAACGCGTATTACTTTCTGACATTCCAGTATAGCTTTCTGGTAGGTGGCTTCGAGTTCCTTAGCCTTGCCACGAGGCGCTTCGTTAAATGACCAGTAGTGTGAATATCCCATGTTCTAACTCCCTTAAGTCCACGATGGGCCCCGCATTCAGGCAGGGCGCGGGTTTAATTTGCTAGCGACAGGGTCCGGCTGCGCTCCACCAGGACCTCATAGTCCAGGTCGGTTAGGATGCGGCTGAACTCCATCGCCTCCTGTGCGTCTGCATGCTTGGCGTATATGGTCCAGCGGCCGTCGATTAGGAAGAGAACATTATACATAAAGCCTCCAAGTTGATTGGTTGGTTCGAATCGCTTGCACCGAAGGGTCAGCCCCTGCGTGAGGGGCGTGACCGCTAACGGGGGGGGGATACTGGCTGCTGTTACGCAGCAGCAAGTTCAAGAATAGTAGCAAGCATTACAGTGTCTCGGTCCAGGTGCGCTGTAGAGTTCCTACGGGCAGCTAGGCGGTCTTGTTCATTCAGGAAGTTGTAAAGACCATACGCGGTACTGACATCATCTTCAGCGCGTGCAATGTTTAGCGAAATCTTCAGCTTATGTTTTTTGTGTTCACTGAATGGGAGAGCTTCAATAATTCGGAATGGGTTGACTGGCGTCTGTGCCGCTGCATTCAGGATAGCCTGTGCTTCGATGACCTTGGACCATGCAGCTGCGATGCTGCGGGAGAGTTGCCTCAGTTGTTCTACTGAACTAAGGCGGTGGTCTATGCTCCATTTCATTTGCTCGCCCACTGCCACAGTCAGTCCGTTGCTACATACAAGGCGATAGAATCCGATGAGTACCTTCAGCGAGCCACCCGAGAAGGTGCGGTCCTGAATCTGAATCTGAGGGAAGACGACGTCCCTATTCACGGTTACAGGTGTATTGCTACGGAATGTGTGCCAGTATACCGCGCCGCCTCCGTATTGTTTGGCTGCCTTGGTATGAGACTTATCCTTGGCTTGAGTCTTGACTGTGAAGGAAACGCCAGGGGCCACATTCTCCAGTGTTAAAAGGGTTACATTAATTAGTTCCGATTGGTCCAAGGTAGCTAGAGTTGGTCGGTTGAGGCCTTGACGAGTTTTGAAGACGATTTTGTTTGACATATTAAATCCCCTTGTGTTTTGTTATATTTCCCTATCGGCACATTCTGGCGAAGACTTTAGCTCTTTTTTAATCCCAGTTGTTTAGCTAGCTTCCTGTTGTGCTCCAGGCGGTCCCGCTCCATCCGCTCTTTGTTGGTCAGGTTGCGCTGCTCAATTTCTTTTAGCTGGTCCAGCAACCCGTCAATTTTGTCAAGCCGATTTTCGATTCGCTGCATTGGAGTTAGTTCCGGCTCGCGCTTCTGAAACAGGTTTATCACGTTGCTCATAACTCAGTCCCTCCGGCCAGCTCGGCCTCAAGTAGATGGATTTCCAATTCGTCCAGGGTCCTTCCCAATTCGGGGGCGTATGCCGCTCGTATCATTCCGTCCTGGCCTATCTTGCATTTGACCCGCCCATATTGCATAGAGTAGATAAGTTCGTGCATTTCAGTCTAGCCCCCACCAACGAATTGTTATTTGATATTTATATGTGCCATCTGCCAATTGGACCTGCTGAACTGGCCCCACCGTACGGTCCGGCGCCGATTGGTACTGGAGACGGTAAGCTTCAGCTTCCTCGAGAGTATCGAATATCATGAGGCCACCCCCATAGCTGAAGGGTCGAACTTGCGAGACTTCGCACCGTGGATGACAAGGCCTATGAGGGGACTGGAGCCAAAGGCTGCGGGTGCGTCCGATTCTGAGGCGTCCTGATAACCTGCCTTAATTAGCTCTTCACGGCTAGAGAAGATACGGCTGTGCGGCAGGGATTGGTCGATTTGCTTATCTGCAATACCGCCTAGCGATTGGATAAGGCGGAAGTTGGATGGCACAAGGCCTGCTTTATCTGTATCCCGGACCAGGGGAATCATCTTGGTGTACGCGTAGAATTTTACGCCCGGGTAGGATTTTGCAACCTGAAACCAGCTTATTAGATATACGAGGGAGTAGAAATCTCCAGAGTCATGAATACGTACAGCACGGGCGCCCTTCTTTACAGCCTTAGATACTTCCGCCACCATCATAGGTACAAAGTCAGGCTGCATGGTGGCAAGGAAGGCACGGGCCCTGCGGAGGACACCGGTCCGGAATGCCTGCTGGCCTACAGTAGCGTAACAGTAAGACTTACAAGCGCCGGCCATCGGGCAGTGCAGGATAGGGATGAGGTTAAAAGAAACGATGCCATCCTTAGCTAGCTTAGTATTGCCGTCCGAGAGGCGGTAGTCTGGCTCCAAAGTATCTAGGTTTATCGAGTATTTGTCCATAATGAATGCTTTGGTATTGAGGTAGATGAGTGAGTCTTTCATAAATCCCCCATTGTTCTGTATTCTGTCTTGTACCAGCTTATCGGCATTCTGTGAAAAAACTTGAGTTAAGCGGAAATCCGCGCTTTGTTCAGAGTCTTATGTGAGTCAGTCACCCGGTTAAGCCAGCACGTTACAACGAGCCAGGTCTCAGGGTCTTTTGGAACTAGAACGAGCACGCGGTCCCATGTGTCGCACTGCGCTTGTCTTACCACAAGCTTGCTAGGTATGCCCGCAACCAGCTCAACCTCGACCAGGTCTCCCTCATTTACAGTTAGGTAGCTCGGCAGATGGATGCCCTTCGAGTCAGCCCGCTCCATGGCGTGCTTTGTGGCTCTTAGTTTCCTAGACTTGCAGGTGACTTGTGCTAGCTCGGGGTGCGTTTGGATGTTGAGGCGTTTCATGCGTGGCTCCCTTCTGAGACAAGGCGGATGATGCAGTCCTTGATGTTCTGAATTCGCTCCATAACTTCTACCGGATTGTGGCTGGTGCTGAGTTCGGTCCTAAGAACTTGCAAGGCGCCGACCAGGTAATCAAGCTCGTTTTGTTCATTTAGGTTATGCATATAAACTCCTTGTTGGGTTCTCGCCGCGTACACAAATAGTAATGCAGACGGCGTGCCAACTCTCAACGTGTTAAAATTACTCGGAAACTCAGAAACAGGGTGTGTAGAAGGATTAGGCAGAAAATCGGCTAAAAGGGGCAAATTGGGGAAAACCTCAACGAATTCAATTGCAATCCTTGGATACCCTTCGAGCGAGCGCGCTCCATAGCGTGATTGGTTGCGCGTAGCTTGCGGGATTTACAGGTCATGCTAGCTAGTTCAGGGTGAGTCTGTATGTTAAGGCGTTTCATGGCGACCTCCGGTTAGTGTTTCCTCTAGGGGGTCCAGAGACCCCGGCAGTTTCTCAGCGGCTAGCCCGGCGAGCTTCGACCATCTTAGCCATGGAGCGATTGGAGCGAAGGTCGTTAACGATTAACGCGGTGAAACCGGAAACGATGATAACTGGAAAGACCGTTGCTAGAAGTAGTAGTGCTAGGCTCATGGTTGACTCCTTTGTTGTTGTGTGTCGTTCGCTGCTTACAAAGTACTTATCGGTATTTTTATAGAAACCTTTAGCACTATTTGATAAATCTTTATAAACACTGATGTTTATCTATGGTTGAGTAGCCTAGCCTCCCGGCGGAGGGGTAAAATGTCAAGCAAGCCAGGGAGATAGTCAGAGCTAGTAGGTTAAGTAGCTGAAATCGTTGACGGTCGACTAATCGTCGGTGGATGGTCAGTGTCACCCCTCTTCTTATACCAGCCACAGGGGAGGATGAACTGACAATAGACAAGTGCCGCCGTACCCCCGCCCCAAAACCAGGAATATCCCACTCCACACACGGGGTTAGCACACTTTCAGCCCCCCAATCCTTGACACAACACCAACTACCTGTTATTGTTAAAGTAAGGAGAACCCTATGGCACCGAGACGTAGTAATCATAAAGACAAGAAATATAACCACCTTACGATGCTCTATCCCATCCGTTCTGGGGGTAGAGGTAAGGGTATGTATTGGCTCGCCCAATGCGATTGCGGCAGGTTGAAGGAAGTACGGGGTACAGAAGCTGCCAATGGCTACATCAAAACGTGCGGAGGGTGCGAACATCACAAGGCATTGCTTCAAAGTAACGCTATGGACACTGCCCTCAAAGCGACAGGTAAGTTTTCTCGCATCGCCGGCCTCAGAGCGCAGCTCCGTCGCTACATCAAGTCGGCCCTAGATAGACAAATCATTTGGTCCCTAAGTCCCGAAGAGTTCTTACAAATTGTAGAACAGGACTGTACCTACTGTGGGGCGGCTCCTCGCGTCTACAAGGCGAAGCAATTCGGCCGCAAGGGTAGGACCGTCAAGGCGTTAATGAACGGTATTGACAGGATAAACAGTAAGCTCGGCTACAGTATGGACAACGTAGTTCCATGCTGTAGTGTCTGTAATAGAATGAAGATGGCCACTGATACAAAGACCTTCCTCGACCACTGCACTATAATTGCTAGAAGACGCTTGACGATAGAGGAAGAGTCTGCTAAGGTAAGTACGTTCACCGAAGAGGCGACAAGACTGTCTGTAAGGTGACATCGGGTTCCTAGTGTTCCCACGAACCGAGTGAAGAACTCCTGTTGAGCCAGTAACAAACTGGTTGCCCCTCACTTGCAAGTGTTCTACCTAAGAATTCGAGACAGCTATCTAGAGTGATGCGAAGAAACTGGTCGGGTGTGGTTCGGAGTACTTTCACCGCCCTCAACCGACTCAGGAGCAGTAACTGGTGACGGTTACTTCAAAAGTCGAGTGGCACCCCAGCCTTCCCATCACAACACCTAGCAACTAACTACGACGGGTCAGATTCTGGCCGGACCTGTCACGCTTCTGCATCTCGCGAAGACATACTTGTACTAACTGGTATATCTGAAGAGGTTCAGAAGGGGCTGAACTATCTAGTCTCCGTTTCAGGAGCTAGTAGTAACAACGAGCACAGCTGCTACTGGACACGTAGCTACTAGTACAGTATAGTACTGGTAGGTAGGTACCATTCTGTCTCGAGGAGAACCATGTCCCTGAACAACCTCAGTAAAGTCCTAGCCGCTGCCGCTCAGGACGTAGTCTTTGAACCGACCCCCGATATGCGCCGTGCGAAGGCTGCCTTTTGGGCGAGTCTTTCTGACCATCCCCTAGGAGACGCTGACACCCTGTCACTCGCTGCATCAAAGCAGCTCGGGGCCGATTCTCGTCTCTCCCGCTGGTGGGTGGTACCCGGCTTCGTCGACTGGTGGCAGAACAAGCAAGAGTTCAAGCAGAGGCTCGAGTACCTAGCCCAGCTGTCACTCGACAGCCTCGAAGAGGTACTCACGAGCCCAGATAGTAACGCCACGGCTCGCATCAACGCCGCTAAGCTGGTCCTCGATGCGGCCAATAAGATGCCGAGAAATAGTCAACCAGCTGATACCCTTGACCAGAAGCTGGCCACCATGTCCCGTACTGAACTAGAAGCTTTCGTTCGGGCTAGAGTCAAGTACTTGACACCACCGGATGAAACTGCTAAAGTGGACGATACTGTAGGAGTATCCGTCAATGATGCTGAAACAAGGATTACAGGAAGTACTGGTGAAGGAAGCGCCGACTAGCTCGGGCTCTCTCACCAAAGACTTCAGTATACAGTCCGACGCAGTTCTCATCGTTGTATGGGTAGCAGCTACGTCGGGTATTATTGACATTTCTGTTTCTAGTATCCTAGATGACGGCAATAAAGAAAGTCTCCTCATCGAGTTCCCGGAGGTGAAGGCTCCTACCCCTACCCTCCTTCAAAAGCGCTCTGCTGCCTCTACTACCCGTCTCCGCCTTCGTGTCAGTTATACTGGCGCTTGCGACTTTGAAATCTCCGCTCGTGCCATTTCTACTGGTAGTGGGGACACCCGCATCTTGGGAGCTACCTCCCTTCAAATGCTCCAGAAGAATGTCTCCACCCCGCACGTAGTCCTCATCCCGGTATCATCTAAAGACCGTAGCGCCATCGCTATCAAAAACAATTCCACGGCTGGTACCATCTACATCGGCGAGACTGTCGCGAAGGCGAACATAGCTAAGGGTTGGCCCATTGGACCCAAGGATGCCCTCGGCCTCGACGTGCAAGCGGGTGTAGAATTGTATGCGATTTCTGACGGACCAGTCTGCGACATACGCATCATTGAAAGTGGGGCCGAATAATGGCAACACTCTCCCCGTCAGGGTCAGCTGGCGCGATAGTCGAAATTACAAACAACGCGGTGTCTCCCGCGAACCTCTTTACAGTCGTTGCTATCACAGTCGTACCTGGCCAGAGGCCGATGTACGCCTTCCCAGATGGCTGTACTAACATTGGCTGGAAGGTACGCGACCCCAATCAGCAAGTCCGCTTCTATTCAGACGTAGCCTCCAGTGGCTATTATAGTGGCAGCTCTTTCTACTCCGGGGCCGTCAACACTAAAGGTGTAGCTTTCGGTTGGGAGTCTGACTCTGCGGCTGTTATCGAACTCTCCTTCTGGGGTCCGAAAGGCCAGACTGAGTACGAAGCCGTCAGCAAAGCAGCCTCGGAAACCTTTACCCTTTCTCAAGAGAACATTGACCAAAAACGCATCACGTTGACTTTGACCCCCGATGTGAGTTATAATATCTCTGTAACGCCACGAGAGGGATGTGCTCAATTTATAGGGTCAGACTTCGTTGTGGCGGGCAAAGACATCTCGTGGGACGAGTTAGGACTTGATGGCCTCCTCGTTGTCGGCGACATACTACAAGTCGACTACTTCTATTAAAAGTATCGGTGTCAGATGCAAAACTTCCTCAATAGACTTTCCCGTCAACTGGGCGTCCTCGACTACCAGGGCGCTTGGAACGCTGCTACCAACAGTCCTTCCCTCTCTCACGCGGGAGGCAAGAAGGGACAATACTACATCACCTCTACAGCGGGTAAGGCCTTTCTCGAAGCTGACGCTGGTGACTGGCTGATTCACAATGGTACCGAGTGGCAGAGACTGGATACGGCAGATAAGTCGTTTGTAGCGCCTGCTAGTACCGTCTACGAGGACAACGCTCAAGTGTACGCAGACGGCGCTCAGCCCGCTGCTAGCCCCTACAAGCGAGAAGGTTGGTACTTCAAGAATACCTCTGCAGGTAGGAAAATCAATTGGTACTTCTTTTCTGTTACTCAAGAGACTGTTCTCCTTGGGTGGAATAGTCCCTTCTGGGCGGTAGTGACGTTACATCAACTTACACTACCCTTCCTCACCCTATACACGGTGAAAAAGAACGATGGACAAGATGCCGCCAGCTGGTACAGGTCTAGAATCTCGTATGTGGGTACTCCTACTAGCTTGCCTGGTACATACCTTCTGCATGTCGGCGCTGACCCTGGCGTGTTTACTGGTTTACCTCGTATACCGCTAACGAAGGAATCCTTCTCTGCCAGAGGGCCGCAAGCCGCTGATGAGGTCATCATGACCGCATTAGTGAGCAGTAACTCGTCGGATGCTGTAAATACGACCGAGTTTACCTGTAGTAGGGCCTCCTTCGCCGGCAACGATGTCTCTTTTAGAATCAAGTCCGATATGACAATAGAACGCGCTAAGCAACTGATAGAAGAATTAGAAGCTAGAGTAATCGCATTAGAGAGCTAGCTGGGAATGGTTCCTAGCTAGAATATCAGAGGGTACACATTATGGCACAGATTAGGAAAGGGTTTATTGCCTCAAACGCAATTGACGGCACTAAACTCAAGCTCCTCAACAACGATGCTATCCGCGCTGCAAACGCTGATGGCACCGATGCCGAGTTGATGAAACTCGACGCATCGAACGTCCTCCAGTTCTTGAAACTGCCACAAGTAAGCTCGGACCCATCCGTAGCTAACGACCTGGCACGCAAGAGCTACGTCGACAACAAAGTCGACACAGCTAAAGGCGACGTTGACGCCGCTTTAGCATCCGAAACGGCAGCAAGGGAAGCTGCTGACAGTGGGTTGCAATCGGCTATTGACACTGAAGTCTCGGGCCGTCAAGCTGCAGTAAGTGCAGAAGCTTCGGCTCGTCAAACTGCTGACGCTGGTCTCCAGTCCGCTATCGACACCGAGAAAGGCCGCATTGACGCAATCCTCACGGCAGCTACCGCTGACGCTGACTCGTTTGCTGAAATCGTCAACCTTATCAATTCTGTCGATACAGAAAATGATTCTGCTTTTGCTAGCTACGTTCTATCGAACGACGCTGCTCTAGCCTCTGAGACGTCCTCCCGCCAGTCGGCTGATAGCACCCTTCAGTCGAACATCGACAGCGAAGCTTCGGCTCGCGCTGCTGCTGTTTCTGCTGAGCAGTCGGCTCGTGAGAGTGCGGACAGTACTCTTCAATCCAACATCGACTCTGAAGCCGCTGCTCGCCAAAGTGCAGATAGCGACCTTCAAGACGGATTGGACCAAGAAGTTGCTGACCGCCAGGCTGCAGTCTCGGCTGAGCAATCAGCCCGTGAAACAGCTGACCAAGACCTCCAAGACCAAATCGATGCTCTTGACTCCAGCAGCAGTGCTGCTCTAGCGCAAGAAGTCTCGGACCGTCAAGCAGCTGTAAGCGCTGAGTCTGCAGCACGTGAAGCAGCTGACAGTGCCCTTCAGTCCTCCTTGGACCAAGAAGTTGCAGACCGTACAGCTGCTGTTAGCTCTGTACAAGCTGCCGTTGACCAAGAAGTAGCTGACCGCACCGCGGCAGTGTCGGCTGAATCTAGCGCTCGTCAAAGCGCAGACGCCACCCTTCAAAGCAACATCGATACTGAGAAAGCTCGGATTGATGCCATCTTGACGGCGGCTACTGCTGATGCAGATTCTTTCGCTGAGATTGTCAACCTCATCAACAGTGTAGATACCGAGAACGACAACGCTTTCGCGTCCTACGTACTGTCCAATGACGCTGCTTTGGCTCAAGAAGTTTCTGACCGTCAAGCAGCCGTGTCTGCTGAACAGTCGGCTCGCGAAGCTGCTGACAGCGCTGAATCGGCTGCCCGCTCTGCTGCTGACCAAGATTTGCAAGACCAGATTGACGCTCTTGATAGTGGCAGCAACGCTGCTCTTACCCAAGAGATTGCTGACCGTACAGCCGCTGATGCTGAGCTGGCAAGTGACATAGCTGACGAAGCGTCCGCACGCCAGTCCGCTGACACGACGCTCCAAAGCAACATTGACAGTGAAGTATCTGCTCGTCAAGCTGCTGTCTCAGCAGAACAATCTGCTAGAGAAGCTGCTGACAGCGCTGAAACTTCAGCTCGTCAAGCCGCTGACAGTACCCTCCAGAGCAATATTGACTCTGAAGCTAGTGCTCGTCAAGCTGCTGATGCTTCGGAAACCGCAGCTCGCGAAGCAGCAGACAGCGCCCTCGACGTCCGCGTCGACGCACTAGAAGCTGTCACTCACCAAAAGGCCAAGTTCACGCTAACCTACATGGACATCATGAGCGGTTATGTCGAGCTAGCCCACAACGCTATCGTTAATAGCGAGCTAGTCTTTGTTGGTTCACTCTACCTCCATGACGGAGACCACTACACTACTTCAGCCGGCATGTCGGGCACCCGCCTTACATGGACTGGTGATGTAGCTAATGGTGGAGCTAGCCAGTTGGTTGAAGGTGATACTGTTTACGTTCGTTACCAAGCTTCTACCGGCACCGGTGGTGGCGGAGGCGGCGGCGGTGGCGGTGGTGAGCCTTCATACAGCTTCCCAATGATAATTGGCGTCACGGATAATGGGGACGGTACCACCAACATCAACTGGAGTGGCGCTACGTTGCCAAACGCTGGTGTTGACCTAGTATACCTTGTTCCAGCCGTTGGCCCGGGAATGTATGATGATTCCGCGAAGGTCGGCCTTTCAATGGGCATGTCCAGCTCGGTCAGCATTACTACCCCAGCTTCGGGTACCTACGTTCTGAAGGTATATGACGCAATGGGTGCTACTCAGGTTACCAGTGCTTCATTCCAAATCACCAATAACGCTTTGACTCAAGACGGATTAGGTGAAGGAGTGGGCTACATTTCTGGTACTCCAGTTACAGGTCTGACCCGTTTAACTGTTGGTACTGGCAGTGCTGTTGCGGACATCTTCTCGGAAACCACGTTCTTCGGCTACCATCTCTTTGGCGGTACCTTCAGCCAGACTGAAATCGACGAGTTCACCGCAACCGGCTCTATCGCTGGTGCAACCTCGTGGGTTGGCAACGGTAACCCAGAGCACACCTGGTCTGAGGTTCCATCGTCGGGTAACTACGGTGGCGCTATGCTGGGTGCTAAACAAGGTGAAGCTCGCGTGTTCTTCTGGCAAGGAAGACACATTCTTGCTCGCATCGTAACTCCCTAATGTAAGCAACGGCTAGTTAGTTAGCTGGGGGCTGGGTCTTCGGACCTGGCCCTTTTTTATTTGACAATTCTAGGTAGTTGCCCTATACTTCCTGCTGGACGACGTTTACAGAGGAGACCGACATGAACGCCTGGAGTCCTAACTCAGCGAAATTACCGAACTTGGTGGCAGTAACAGCTAGCCAGACCAACGTTCCGGTGAGTAAGAAGTTCCCCATCACTGCTGGCGGAAGCAAGAATCTGGTTGTTTGTATTACTGTATCCGCCGTAACTGGTAGTCCAACCGTCAGTCTCAGGACTAGTATCGGTACTGGCACTCCAGTAGTAGCCAAGACAGTTACTGTCAGTGGTGGGGCTAAAGACTACTACATTAAATTAAACAGTAACGTGGACACTACTGCAGATGTTCTTCCCCTGCTTAGTCTCGGTGAAGTGGTGGCCACTACCTCGGTAGGTCAGGCCATTACTATTACCAACGTACAAACCCTGCAAGAAGAATGATACCGATGGCAAAACAGTCCGACAAACAACTACTTGCAGCGTTGGAGCGCCTCGAACGCCTCCAGCGTCAAGAGTCTTTTGACCCTGCGAAGCCCTCCAGTAAACCCACTCCTGCCCAGAAACAGGTCATTGACGACTTCGGCAAGATAAAAGTCCAGATAATTCGCGCCGGTACGCAGGGTGGCAAGTCTCAGACATGCTCCCGCCTCCTCACATGGGTCCTCACAGACACACACCCAAACTGGAAAAGACCAGCCAGCTGGGGCAGTGAGCCCCTACTAGCTATTGTTTGCGGTCGTACTGGTAAACAAATTGAAGAATCCCTGCTACCGAAGATAAGGTCCTACCTAGAGCCCGGTAGTTACAAGGAAATACGTATCGGGAACATCATCCAAAGGATGGAGTTCACCAACGGGAATCGCATCGTCTTCCAATCGCTAGAGAACCCCTCTATGGCTAGGGAGCGTATTCAGTCCTACGTTGCCCACATAGCGTGGATAGACGAGCTTCCCCCTACCGTAGATGTCATGGACGAACTCCTACGCAGGATACAAGCTAGAGATGGCTACTTCCTTGCTTCTTTTACCCCACTTGTAAGAAATCTCAAGGTCCAAAAGTTCGTCGACGGACTAGTTGAGCCATCAGCTAGAACTTACCGCTTCAAGATGCTAGACAACCCCCTCTACTCAGACAGCCAGCGTCAAGCTGAAATACTAGCTTCGATGGCCCATCTACCAGAACACGTCCGCAATAGTCGACTTTTCGGTGACTGGATGAGTGACGATAATGCCGTCTACTACTTCAACCACGAGACGATGGTAGAAATGCCAGAAGGTTATAGCCCAATGTGGCGGCATGTAGAGAGTGTGGACCCTGCTTCTGCTTCAGCCCTCGGTTACACCCTGTGGGCGGAGCATCCGTATACAGGTATTTGGTACTGCATTAGGGCGGAATACATTAAAGGAATCTTTATTCCGACAGAAATTGTCAAAGCAGTACAGAAAATGTCCTACGGTGTCAATATCGTTCGCCGAATTGCCGACAACGAGCCGTGGTTTGTACACCAAGCTGCTCAAATGGGCACCCAGTATACGTCCATCTACAAGAAAATGGACCGTAAAATGGAACTCATCAAGAACTTTCAGGAAGCTCTCGGTGTAAAAATCAAGATAGCCCCGCACTGTGAGAGTCTCATTGAAGAAATCACAGGCGCTCGCTGGTCTGAGACGAGAGAGAACAAAATTGCCTCCGGTAGTGATATGCACCTCGGGGACAGTGCTCAGTACTTCGTCGACTGCATCCCGAAAAGGGAAAGTGCTGCCCCGGTTGCTACCTCTTGGCATGCCCATCTCCGGCAAGCTGATGAGAAACGAAAGAAAAATGAAATGGAATTGATGGTAAGAGCGATTCAACGTAGAGGAGGTCGATATGCACGGCGTAGCTGGTAAGAAACAAATCGGCATTTCAGTTATTGTACAAGATGTACCTCCAAAGGAAGCCACCTCTTGCTGTAAAAAGCCGTCCCCAGAAGACCAGGTACGGGAACGTATCGAAAGGATTGACTCCGGGGCAGGTAGTGAGGTAGACTTCCTCGTACTCAAACGTCTCCAAGAGGCTTTGAGGAAGAAGAAACCATGCACTCCTCGGATGAAAAATCTGATGGACATGATTGAACCGGTAATGAAGCGTTTTGGTTACTACTTTTAGACGGAGTTCGCATCAATGACCATTAAAGTAGCAGCTTGGGACGATGGCCTAGCGACCCGCAACATCCTCAAGCGGTACAATGATGCTTCTCAACAGCGCCGTCCCTTCGAGCAGCGGTGGCTGAGGAACGAAACTGCCATCTATTCTACTGGAAATACAGGCGGTTTGAATATCAACGATTCCGCGCTGTACGAAGCCTTCGGTTCGGGCCAACCAGGCGTCGACCAGTCGGGAGCGGATAGCAACAACGTCTACGTTTTCAAGAACCTCCGCTTCCTGCACGCTCAGATGAGTGCCAACCCGCCGTCCGTTGTGATGAGGCCGACATCTTCAGACCAAGACGACCACCGTCGGGCAGATGCCGCAGACCGTGTCGTTAGGTGGTCTATCCGCCACTATCAAATGCAGGAACAGTTCGACCAACTGACATTGCACGCATTGACCTACGGCAGCGGTTTCATGAAAACCGTCTGGGATTCTACTCGTGGGGACATCATCGAGTGGAGTGAGAAGGACGGTACCGTCAAGCTGGAAGGTGACATAGCTGTTACCGTACCCTTTACCTGGAATATCTTCCTGGACCCTGACGCTAGGACGTGGAAAGACGTCAAATGGGTGATAGAACGGGTATATATGGACTATGAAGAGGCTTGCGCGAAGTGGCCTGAGAAGAAAGAAGACCTAGACGCAGCTCGTGTCAATAGGGACCAAGACATTTACAAGAATGCCGTCAATCAGTCTCAATTAGCCAACTCCCGCTACAATTCCGTTGAGTTGCTCGAGTACTGGGAGACCGGGTTACCTACCAACGGGTATCTGGGACGGTATTGTCTCACCACCGTACAGGGCAAAGTGATTGAACCCTGCCGTCCTAGTCCTTTCCGGTTCAAGAAGGCCGGTGCCAGCCGAAGAATCATCGACTCCGGCCTCCCTGACGATGTTATTGAGCAAAAACTGGACAAGATTCCAGAACAAGCTAGTCTCCCCTACCACCCGTTGACGGACATCGACGTTCCGAACATCGTTTGGGGACGCAGCTCGGTAGAATACGTTGCCACTCTACAAGACAATCTCCTTCGCATTGATACTGCCGTGATGGACAACATCTACGCTCACGGTGTCGCTAGAATGGTCGTACCCGACAACAGCGAAGTGGCTCAGAATATGAGCAACAGCCCGTGGGATGTGGTCAAAATCTCAGGCAACCAACCTCCTTACTTCATGGAAGTACCCCAGCTGATGCCAGAAATGGTCTCGACTAGAATCAATATGATTCAGGGTATTAATGATGGTATGGGTGTGAATGATGCTATGTTCGGGGTACAAAAGCGCGAGACGTCTGGTACCTCGATGAACTACGCCACGAATCAAGGTAATATGATACGCCGGCGTATTTTCAATAAGTACGTGCTCGCCGTCGAAAGCGTATATAAATCGGTACTAGCCCTCATTATCAAACACTGGCCCGTCAGCCGTACGATATACGTCCTCGGCAAAGAGAACGCTCTAGAAGCTGTTGACTTGAAGGGTACCGACATTGATGGCGGCTATGACATAGTAGGCGAGTATGGTGTATCGTTGAGTCTCGACCCAATGAGCCGTCGTGAAGAAATCATGATGCTGCAGCCGCTGTTTGAGAAAGCCGGCGTGCCCACCCGTACCAGCCTCAAGCTGATGAAACTCAATGAACTCGAGGGTATGTACGACCGTTTGGCTCTAGCCGAAAACCGCCAGCGTGAAGTCTTTGACGAGATGATTGCTACAGGACGCTTCATCCCACCAGAGGACCTCCTCGACCATGAGAACATGATTTCGTGGGCGCTAGAATACTTTATGACGAGTGAGTTTCAGTTCCTCGAGCCTGAACTAAAGGAACTTTGTAAGCAACACATTAGGGACCGTGTACAATTGGCAGCAGCTGAGAAGGCTTCTCTAGCTGGTGCTCCAGCTCCCGGTGAGGCAGCTCCGGGCGCACTACCTCCTGGTCCTACTCCCGGTTTAGAGCCAGTGCCAGCTCCTGGTCCTGGCCTCCCAGCTGGTATCCCCCCTCTGGAGAACGCCTAATGGGTACAAAGATAACGGGGCGTATAGCTCATCATGAAATCCTCATGGGCAGGGACAAGGATGCTCCCCTGTCCCCGACACAGAAGAACAATCTCGACCGTCTCGTCGTCGCGCTGAACATCATCCGGCAAGCGTACGGGAAACCGATGGTAGTATCAAGCGGTTACCGCCCAGCCGCGTTCAATCTCAAGGCGGGAGGAGCGAAGAAATCCGCCCACCTTACGTGCGAAGCTTGCGACTTCAAAGACCCGGATGGAGCCCTAGCCGCTTGGTGTGAGAATAATATCAGCATCTTAGAGCAAGCTGGACTCTATATGGAGAACAGCGCGTTTACCCCTGGCTGGGTACACTTACAAACTAGGCCGACAAAAAACCGAATCTTTATACCGTAAGCTATTGACTCTTGGTCGTTGTTACTGTTATACTTCGGTAACAATTAACCAGTCCGCATCCCTTTTAGGGACCGGCAGGAGAAAAACAGTGGCTATTACATCATCGAATTTGGCAGAAATCGCAGCTTCCCTTCGTGGGGGCACCGCTCCGGTTACGAGCGAAGTGGAAACATCATCAAGTCTCTCCATTGTGAGTGATGACGATGATGAATCCGCAGTAACCGCTGGAGAATCAATCGTCGATAGCGACGAGTCGGAAGTATCAGCAAGTGACGATACCTCCGGTGACAAGGAGACTGGGTCCGCAGAACCCACTGCAAAGTCTTCTTCATCCACCGGGAAAGAATCAATCACGGTAACTGATGACAAAGGCAAGCGCAAGGTTGAGATTGATTGGAATAATAAAGAACAACTCAAGAAGTATGTTCAGATGGCACACGGTGCTCGCAAGTGGCAAGCCGAACGCGACCAAGCGCTAAGTGCTAAAAAGGAACTGGAAGGCAAGGTCTCCTCGCTTTCTAGTAACTGGGAAACCCTCGAAAGTGCATACCAAGCTAAAGGAGTAGCTGGGTTAGTTGACCTCTTAGAAGGTCGACAAGGAGCATTCGACGAGTGGGAGAAGTCCCGAATTGACCGCTACAACTTCCTGCAGAAGGCAAGTCCAGAACAGCGCGAGCTGCTGGCTGCTAAAGAGGCAGAAGCTAGCCGTCAGTCTGAACTGGAGCGCATCCGCCGCGAGAATGAAGAGTTCAGGAAGAGTATCTCTGCTGAACGCGAAGCCGCGGAAACTAAAGCTCTCGAAGGTACTGTTCACCCTGTTTTCGACCGTTACCGTTTCGCTGACAAGCTAGGTGACGCTGATACAGAGAACATGTTCGACGAGATGTTGTGGACGAGTGCTCTGAAACGTCTTGAACCATATGAGGAAAAAGGTATTCCTCTGTCCCAAGACTTGGTTGAAAAGGAATTCAAAGCAGTAGCCGTTGCTCTCCGCAAGAGAATCAACGTCCAAGCTGAGAAGAAGGCTGCCAAGGCTGTGGAACAAAAGAAGCAGGAAGCTACAGAGAACGCTCAAGCCGCAGTAGCGAGTGGATACCGCAGCAGCGATATCAACAAGCAAGCGATGGACTTGGCGAAACAAGGTAACATCGGCGCTATATTTAAAAACTGGAATAAATTCAAAGGCTCCTTCGGGGGCTAACAATTACTAGGAAAGAACAATTACCATGGCTTATTCAAACATTACAACCGCATCCAACGCACAGTTAGCTAACTTGCCGTTGGGCCTCCTCATCCAGATTGCGTTCTCAAACGGCGTCCGCAATCAGATTTCAACTGACTTCCGCGACTACGAGATGGTCAAGAGAGCTAAAGTTGCTAACTCCCTGGCACGTGAACTCCGCTTCATGTTCCAAACCTCGCTTGGCACTTCGGCTATCCAGTACGCTAACCCAGGTACACTTGACCGTGCGTTCCCAGCTGCTCAGTACGTGAACACTCAAGAATACAGCGCCGTCCTCAAAGGACTGGACGCTACTCTTGAACTCCAGTACGAAATCTTTGACCGCGCTCGTAAGAACCCAGAGAAGTATGCTGAGCCCCTACAACTCGAACTCGAAGCTAAAATGTCTGCCGCTAAGCGTCGTCTTGCTGCTGACCTTTACGGCGACGGTACGGGTGTTGTTGGTACGATTGCTTCGTCCAGCTACAGCTCACCAAACGCTACCATTACTCTTGACACCGCTGGCCGTGGCCATGTTGGTTTCTTTGAGTATGGTGACTACCTCGTTGCTAAAACCGCAGCTGGCGGCGATTCCGCTACTGCCGTTACTACCGTTTGGTCAGTAACGAGCAAAAACCGCGACACGAACCAAGTCGTCTTGGCTAAAGTTTCGGGCACGGACGCTGGCCCTTCAGCTGGTGAAGTTCTTTACCGCGTTGGCCAAGCTACTATCCCCAACCTCAGCAGCATTTCTGACTACGGTACAGCCACGGAAGTTATCGCCGGCCTTGAGTCGCTGGTTGCTAACGATGGTCGTTCCATCCACGGCATCACGATGAGCGGCGTTACTGGCGGTACCCAGTATGACGCTGGTGGCAACCCACTAGACGTTAAGCATATCCAAAAGCTGATGAGCAACGTGAAACTGGCAGTCGGTCAAGACCGTTACCGCTGGAAGATGCTCACCATGGCACCAGAAAGCCACGCAACGCTTATCGAAAGCCGCGAGACTGACCGCCGCTTCCAAACCATCGAAGACAACAAACGTGGCGTGAAGTTCTTCGCGTACGTTCATGGTAACGATGTTCTGGAATGTACGGAATCTGAATTCGTTCCACAGAACAAAATCTACTGTCTGCCAGAAACCAAAGGCGGAGAGAAAGTGATTGAGTTCCACGGCAGCGACTTCGAGACTGTTAAAGGTCAAGACATGTCTGACTGGCACTTGAAAGTGAACGGCGGCTACCGTAACGCTATGGTCAGCTACCTACACGCAAGTGGCGTACTGATTTGTAAGCATCCGGCAGCCGTCGGAGTAATCAAGGGATTTACTAATACTTAATTGTACTTAGGGAGCTGGGGCGGTATGTTGCCGCCCCGGTTTGTCCCTTTTAGAAAGGCAACAACATGAAATCTCCTCTAAGAACCGTAGCTGGTCCTCTAGCCCTCGGTCGCACGAACAAGCGCGAAGCAGCTGTCTTGAACTTTGCTAAGCAACTATCGGCTGTTACCTGGGACTTTAGCAAAGACGGTGGAGCTGTTGGCGACATCTCGTTCGGCGCTGCTCTTCCAGCTGGTGCAATTGTTACCAACGTCTGGTCGGATGAAGAAACTGCAGTAACTGGCGCTACTTCGGTGACGCTGAAAGCAGGCTCGACGGCTCTGACCGGCGCTCTTGACTTCACAGGCGTTGGCGATACTGGCATCCAATCCCGTGCACTGGCTGGCTCAGCTGCTGGCATCAAAGTCTCAGCTTCCAGCGAACTGAAGATTAGCATTGCTACCGCTGCGGCTACTGCTGGTAAAGTAACGTTCTATGTTGAATGGATGAAAAAACCCTAAGCCTCCGTACTAGCGAGTGAGCGTATACTCACTTGTTAGTATAGGCTCACGGTCTCCCAGCTGGCGTCACCTGCCAGGGGCTATATGCTCGGGTGCTGAGTGGTGAGCGACTAGGCGGCTACCTAGTCCACTCCTTCGGGAGTCTAGCGGGGGCTGGCAGATGCTGGCCCCTGCTTTTTCTTTGACACAATGGTACCCTCCATGCTATAGTGCACTGGTATAACGGGGAGAACTACCTTGGCCGAGACCCGCTACCTCAAACTCAAACTATCCGCTGACTTGACGGCTGATGCCAAGTCCAATTTACTTGCCATTGATGCCCTGGGTGCCTATACAGACCGAGCTGAAGATGGTACCCTCCGTTTACGGTCTGCTGAAAATGTCCTCATAGAGCCTCAGAGTAATGACATCGGAGGTACAGGTCAGCAA